CGATATTGGCCAATCAGGTTGTGAAACGAGATTCTTCTGGTGATATATTTGCCAATATCGGACACTTAACTGCAACTGCTGCTCAATATGCTGACTTAGCCGAAAAATATACATGTGATGAATCTATCCCTACGGGCACTGTTATGGAAGTTGATTTTAATTCAGATGACGAGGTAGTTGAATGTCAGTTTGAATTATCAACATCCGTTGTTGGTATAGTATCAGATAATCCTGCATATTTAATGAACTCTTCAAGTGAAGGTTTACCTATAGCATTAACAGGTAAAGTTCCTGTGAGGATAATTGGATCAATTTCAAAGGGTGATTTTATCGTTTCCGCTGGAAATGGGTTAGCTCGTAAAGGACATAAATTAGAACTTCTCTATAAAATTGGTATAGCTTTAGAAAGTAATCTCGTTGATGAAGAAAAGTTAGTAACATGTATTATAAAATAAAATGTATTGGAGTAAAAAATGGGATGGCTGGCTAAACTAAAAAATAAAGATACTCCTATAGAAAGAATTGATGAGCAGTTGGATGCATTCAAGCCTAGACGAGAGAGAGCCTCAACAAAAAAGGCAAAATCTGGTGAAGGTCTTGAGGATATGGATTTTATCCTACAAGGTAATTACAATGCCTTGGGATTTAATAGCTTTTATCGTACATATATAAACAAAACCTTTCAAAATGAGTTGGAGCGTCTTAAATATTATCGTGAAATGTCACAATATCCAGAGATTGCTGATGTTATAGAAGATGCCGCCATGGAATCTACTCAAGAAGACTACGAAGGGCGTACCGTTAGATTAGAGGTCATCGACGAAGATTTTGCTTCTAATAAAAACATTGTAACAAATTTGCAGAAAGAATTCAACGATTTGTTTTACAAGAAGATGAAAATTAAATGGGAAATGTGGAACCTGATGTATAACTATTTTGTTGACGGTAAGGTTTATTTTGAACATTTGATTAATAAAAATCGACCTAAACAGGGAATTATAGGAATAAAAAGATTGCCTTCGGAAACAATGGATTTTGTATATGATCCGGTTACAGGGGAAATTGTTGCCTATTATCAGTATTTGTCACTCAAACCAAGGCAACAACCACCTACAGTTGAAGATGCAATTAAAGATCCTAATATTATTGTATTTTATCCAGATCAAGTATCATTGGTACATTATGGATATCAAGGCGAGACTAAACGCGAGTTTCTTGGTTATCTCGAAAAAGCCAAACAACCATATAACAATTTAAGACTTCTTGAAACCTCTGTTGTTATATATCGTTTAATTCGTGCCCCTGAGAGATTCGTATTTTCAATTGATACGGGTAATATGCCTAAAGATAAGGCTATGAAATATGTAGAGAAGATGAAGCAAAAATTTCAGAAAAAACAAACATATGATGCTGGTACTGGTAAATTAACAAATGAACCAGAAGTGTTTTCGATTCTTGAAAATTTTTTCTTACCCCAATCAGCTGATGGTCGCGGTTCAAGTGTTGATTCTGTTGGGGGAAACCCTAGCGGTTTTGCTGAGTTAGATGATTTGTATTACTTTCAAAGAAAAATGTATAAATCATTAAAATATCCAGCTTCGCGTGTAAGTTCATTACAGGAACGTGCAGAATCAGACATACTTTTTAATAACGGTCAAATGGGGGAAATAACTCGCGACGAAATTAAGTGGGCTAAATTCCTTGAAAGACAACAGATGAGATTTTGTAATGAATTTCTTAATCTATTTTTAATACACTTGGATTTAAAAGGTCTAAAGAAACAATATGATGTAAGTGAGGATAAAATAAGAGTTACTATGACCTCACCTAACCAATATCGTGATCATATGAGACAGGGCTTACAGGAAACTAATTTTAATAACTATAATCAGTTAGCAAATAATGAAGAATTCTCTAAATACTATTTAATGAAGAGATATTTAAAATGGACTGATGTTGAAATAGATGCAAATGCTGCAGGTTTTAAGAGAGATAAAGAATTGATGCCAAGTGATGATGAATCGGGTGGCGGATTTGGATTTTAGAATATGTGAATACATAAAAAAGGAGAATATGTTATGCCAATAGACAACAAAAATATCAAAAAAGCAATGGACGATTTTGAAAATGATGACTTTATTAGTGCCAAGGATATCATTAAAGCAGAAATCAAGGGCGCTGTTAGTGATTATTTTAAAGATAAATTAGAACTACAAAATGATTTGGATCCAAAGACCGGAGTTGATACTACCAAAGCTGATAGTGACTCCGATGAATAAGGAGTAAATAATATGAAAAAGGGTTTTCTGATTACAGAATACAACCATGACCTTCAAATAAATGAAGGTAAAGATAAAAACTTATATGTAACCGGTATATTTTCTTCATTTGGTGATCGTAACAATAATGGTCGTGTTTATGAAGAGGATACAATGAAGCGTGAGGTTGATAAAATCTTAGGTAAAATAGAGAAAAAGTGTTTATGGGGGGAGCTTGGTCACCCACCTAATCCCGAAATCAACCCCGACAAAATTGCCATTAGAGTGGAATCTTTGGAATGGGAAGGTAAACATTTATATGGTAAAGCTAAAATACTCAACACACCACAAGGTCAGATTGCGAAAGAATTAGTAAAAGAAGGGATGATTGGTATTTCTTCGCGAGGTCTTGGTACAGTATCGGAAGATGGAACTGTAAACGAAGATTATAATCTTTTGACATGGGATTTGGTTACTGACCCATCAAATGGACCATCATGGGTTAATGGTATATTTGAAGGTCGTACATGGGAAATATCCAAAGAAAAAGAATCTGAACCAGATGTTCCTCAGATCACTGAATCACAAGCAAAAGAAGAGTATTTTAGGTATATTATAGATTCTATTCGTTGTATTGAAAAGAACTTATAGAAATCACGATAATGTGAATCCTTGGAAATAAAGGAAAAAATGGTTGTAGATATTATTGACTAACAGTTTCACTAAATATATATAGAGATTAGAAGGGTTTATTAACCTTTATTAAATATTCTAAGGAGGAATCCACAAATGAATTTAAAAAAAATTCTAGAAATGCTTGAAGTAGAAAAGATTGATGAATCCAAACAATCTGAAATTAAAGATATCCTTAATACTATTATCGAATCAAAAGCGAAAGAAATTTCCGATAAAAGAATTGAAGAGTCATTAATTGTAGAAAAGGATAAGTTGGTCGAAGAGTTTGAAACCAAGTTTGAAGATTACAAAGAGGATGTTACATCAAAGTTTAGTAATTTTGTTGATAGTATTCTTGAAGAAGAGATGATTATTCCTGATAAAATTATCAAATATGCTCGTTTAGGTGAACTGTATGAAGATTTGATTGACCAATTCAAAGTTCGTCTTGCTATTGATGAAGGTTTGCTTGATCAAGAAGTCAAATCTATCCTCAGTGAAGCAAAATCTGAAATTGAAACTCTTCGTAACAATGTCAATGAACTTACCGGTCAAAAACTTACACTTGAAAGGGATGCACGTGATCTTGCAACGCACGTATATTTGCGTAAGAAATGTGATGGTCTTACTGAGTCCCAAAAAACATCAGTAATGAGTATTTTAGAAGGATCATCCAAGGATGATATTGATAAAAAGTTTGAAATTGTACTTGAATCTATCAGATCTACCGATGATAAAGAGGAAATAAAAGAAGAAGTGAAAGTTGAAACAAAAATAGAGACAACCGAAGTAAAAGAATCGACAACCGAAGCTTCGGAGGAAGTGAAGGAAAAAATGAACGAAAGCAATTCCATGATGTCTCAGTGGAAAAAAATGCTTCGTGAAAACAAATTTTAATTTAAATTAATTTAGGAGGAATTTTATAATGAGTGCATATGTAGAAAATCTTGTTAAAAATTGGGGAGAAATCCTCGATGAAGGACAAAAAATTAATAATCGTAAGGTAAGACGTGCTACCGCTGTTATGCTTGAAAACCAAGCAAAATACCTTACAGGTCGTTCAGGAATGAACGAGTCCAGCGCCACTGCGTCTACAGTTGGACCAGAAGGTGGTGGTACTTTTTATAATGGTGGTAATGCTGATTATCAAACGAGTGGTGAGTTTCACAAAATTGCGATTCCTATGGTTCGTCGTACCTTCCCCGAACTGATCGCTCATGATATCGTTGGTGTTCAGCCCATGACTGGACCTGTTGGTCTTGCGTTTGCTCTTCGTTTCCGCGCAGATCAAGAATATGCCGGAACTGCTACCGGTCAGGAAATAGGATACAACACTGTTGATCCTTATTACACCGGTGATAATCAAAATCAAGAACGTATGACCACAGTTAACGCCGAGGGTCTTGGTTCTCGTGCTGCAGATGCTGCTAATACATCTGTTGACGGACATTTGTCTCAAGATACAGGTGCTGCTGGCACTGGTGATCGCGGTCTTGGTATTGGTTCAGGAAAGCAAATCAAAGAACTTAGCATGACAGTTGAAAAGGCTCAAGTTGAAGCGGGTACCCGTAAGTTGCGTTCTCGTTGGAGTCTTGAAGTCGCTCAAGATCTAAAGGCGATGCATGGTCTTGATCTCGAAGAAGAAATGATGGACGTTCTTGCTTACGAAATCACCGCTGAAATTGACCGTGAACTTATCAACACAATTCGTTCGGTTTCCGCTAATAACGCATCATCAACCGCTTGGAATTATGCTACTGCTGATGGTCGTTGGGAAGCAGAAAAATATCGCAATTTCTACAACCTGATTATTCGTAAAGCAAACCGCATTGCTGTTGATACTCGTCGTGGTGCTGGTAACTTTACTGTAGCGGCTCCTTCGTTGTGTGCTGCCCTTGAAACTACATCGTCTTTTACAATTCAACCTGTAAATGCCGCTGTAAATACCGCAGTAACAGGTGTAGCAAAGATTGGGTCTCTCGATGGTCGTATGACTGTATATCGTGATACTTTTGCTACAATTGATGATATCATCATTGGCTACAAAGGACCTAGTGAGTATGACACCGGTATTATATATCTTCCTTATATTCAGCTTCTTGTTTCTAAGGCTGTTTTTGAGGATAGCTTTAATCCTACCGTTGGTCTGATGAGTCGTTATGCTATTCATCAACACATTTTTGGTGCTGAAAACTACTACATTCAGGTTGCTGTTCAAAATCTGCCTTAAAATGTATAGTTATCTATAATTCAAGGGTGATACCCAGAAGGGTATCACCCTTTTTTATTAACATTCGGTTGGTTCAACGATATTCATAAACTCATATAACTCTCACCTTACGTCTTTTTATAAATACATATATGAAATTACTGAAATATATCAATGAATCCTTTGATAAACCATACCCTTTCGATTGGAGAAGAATTCCCCATGACAACAAAGGTATCGGTTTCAGAGGTTCATTTAAGTCATCTAAGCATACTATTGAAGTCGCTCTTACCCCTGATCTTGATAAAGAAAATGAGTGGGAACTTTTCTTCTTTATCAAAAATAAAGATATATCTGGTAACTTCGATCTTACTAATGATGGCGATGCATTCAGAATCTTTGCCACAGTTATCGCTATGACCAATGATGCACTTGATATTATACAGAAATCTAAAAAACTCTCCATTGATACCCTCTTCTTTACTGCAAGTAAAGAAAAAAGTGATAATGAAAAAATTACCTCCGATGCACGTTCCAAACTCTATGTCAGAATCGTTAAAAAACTTATTAAACCCAAAAATATCAGAATCGTTGACTTATATGATAAAACTAAATTCTATATCATAATTTAACCTTCGGTTGGTTCAACGATATTCGTAAACTCATATCCTTTTCACCTTCATTTAGATTTACATCTCTTTTGATAAATAGAAGTATAAACTGTGATTTATTGATTTATTAATAAAAACTATATACCCTTTATATAATATATATTATCCGTGGTTAGATAACCTTATTCTACACCATAAATCAAAATTTGTAAATATGGAGAAAAAATAAATGAGTTATGATGAAGACCCCGCTAACAGTCAAGTCAACCAAAACACTCTCGAACAAGAATTCAACATAAATACCAGTGAAGATAGGCGATTGGAAATAGAATCAATTAGGGATATGAGAAAACAGTTAATGACTGTCAGTAACGAACCCGATGCGGATAGTATATTGATATCTAACATTGAAAGAGCTAATTCTTTATTGGATGTAGCACAAAACTCAATAATAAATGGCGGAGAAACAAATGCAAGATTATTTGAGGTGTGTTCTCAGCTTATAAATGCAATCACATCAGCATCAACCTCTTTACAAAATAGTACTTTTGGCACACAAAAACACCAATATAATATGAAAATGGTGGAGGTTAAAGAGCAAGAACTCCTTGTAAAACAAGCTATAGCTCAAGGTAAGCTTGATAGCTATAATAAAGAAAAAAATAAAAAAAGTAATGGTACATTGGTTGTTATGAATAGAGAAGAATTATTAAGAATGATCGAAAAGGAGGATACTGAGGTAGAAATAACTTCAACAGATAAATCAAATTCAGATCAAGAGTGATAGGAGAATTTCTTTATGTATAAACTATTAACCGAAAAATATGTATATACAATGGTATCAAAATAATAAAATCATGGGATTTATATTAAAAGCCTGATTAACCGAGTAAAGACCATTTTTAAATAATATTTGATAAAGGAGATACCGTGATCAAAAAAAATTATGTTATAGATACAAATGTTTTGCTGGAGAATGAGAAGTGCATTGAAATTTTAAGGAACGGTGAAGATAATAACATATTTATTCCTTATACTGTAATAGAAGAGTTAGATAAATTAAAAGGAAATAAAAGAAAGAGACACCAAGTTACAAGAGCAGTAAATGTCCTCAGAGATAATGCTGATTATATAACAGTTATATCAAATGGGATTAAACATGAATCCCCTGATAACTTTATTATAAAAGAAATACTATCAAATTTAGACAAAATTCCTGATGCGATATTTGTTACAAACGATAACCTGTTAAGGTTTAAGGCTCAAAAACAAGGAATAATGTCAGAGGAATTTAGAGATAGCAATCCATTTCAATCTGAGTCCCAAAGATATACAGGATTTGTTAATGTTGAAAATGGTGAAATGATAGAAAAAAATTGTTTTTATTGGAAGGATGGTAAATTATTCTTCAATAATAGATATGGAGAGGAAAGGTTAGTCGAGGATCGTGAGGTTTGGAAAGTTTCCCCGAGAAATCAATACCAGAAAGCGGCTATGGATTTAATATTGAATGACGATATTGATTTGGTCACCATTCAGTCAGATGCTGGATTTGGAAAAACCTTTTTGGCATTAACTGCTATGTTTGACCAAGTGTTCGAAAAAAAGAAATTCAAAAAGATTTTCGTTTTTAAGGCTAATATAGAAATTGGCAATGAATTAGGATTTTTGCCCGGTGATATGAATGACAAAATGTATCCGTATTTTAGACCAATTCAGGATCTTATGGAAAAGCTTCATGACCTGAGAATTTGTAATTCTGCATGGGAAGATCCTCAATCAATGAAGCTGGAATTGAACAGACGTAAGATCGAAATGTTGCCAATAAACTTCTTGAGAGGGATGAATATAGATGATGCTATTGTATTGATAGATGAGGTTCAAAATTTATCTAGAGATGAATTAAGGACTGTTTTGAGCCGTATGGGGGAAAAAGTAAAGGTTATATGCACAGGCGATGTTAGGCAGATAGATAATATTCATTTGAACCAAGATAATAATGGATTAAATTGGATGGTTAGATTATTTAAAGGTCAAGATAACTATGGTCATGTTGTTTTGGCTGGAAATAAATCAAGAGGACCAATTGCTGACCTAGTGAGAGAGAGTGGAATGTAGATTCTGTAATAACAAGCTGTTTGGTATACCGTACAGTACAGTCAGTTTTTCTGAATCACAGAAAAACTGACTGATGAATTATAACACCAATCAGTGGGAGGTGTATTATCGGTGGTAATGTAAAGTACGATTCATATGTAAAAGCCCCCAATCTTGAATGGGAATATACACATGATCAGATAAGAGAGTTGAATAAATGTAAAAATGACCCTCTATATTTTATCAGCAATTATATTAAAATTGTTTCGCAAGACAGTGGGGTTATAATTTTCAATCCATATCCCTATCAAATAGATTTAATTAATCAATTTGTAGAGAATAGATTCAACATATGTCTCCTTTCACGACAGTCTGGTAAATCAACCATTGTTGCAGCATATGCATTATGGTTTGCTTGTTTTAACAGTCACAAGAATATTGGTGTTGTTTCTAACAAAGCAGAGGCAGCTAAGAATTTCTTATCTCGCCTGAAATATATGTATGAACTTTTACCTTCTTGGTTAAAACCGGGGGTACCGGGATGGGCGCAAACTACCGTTGAATTTGACAACCATACGAAATTATATACAGCCGCTACATCAAAAGATTCGTTTCGTGGTGAGCCTATGGGTATGTTGATATGTGACGAGTTTGCATTCGTTGAGCCATCATGGAAAGCAGATGAGTTCTGGGCATCAAACTATCCAACAGTTTCAGCGTCACAGAACTCCAAGATTATCATTATATCAACCCCTAATGGTATGTACAATAAGTTTCATGAGATTTATACCAATGCAGAAGAAGGTAGAAACACATTTAAACATGCTCGTTATAATTATAGAGTTGTTCCGGGTCGTGACGAAGAGTGGGCTAAGGCTCAAATACAGAACCTTGGTAAAATCAAATTTAATCAAGAATTTGGTTGTGAATTCATTGGTTCTAGTGCAACGGTTATTGATTCTGAGACTCTCGAATATTTATTTAAACGAAGAGTTGACCCTGAGTGGTTAGATCAAAAAGGAAAGATGAGAATATGGGAAAAACCTGTTGATGGTGCGACTTATGTTTTGGGTGTTGATACCGCTAAAGGTACCGGTGAAAACTTTTCCGTTATACAAGTAATGAGGGTTCATGGTATTTCACCCGTTCGAATGCAACAGGTCGCTGTATGGGAAGATAATTATACAGATGTATATACTTTTTCGTCAGTTGTTAACAAGATGTCATATTATTATAACAATGCATATATGATGGTTGAAAATAATGGTGAGGGTTCGCCGGTCGTTAATAGATTGTGGTGGGAATATGAGAATAGCAATTTGATAAATACTGGTAGTAAAGAGCGGGATTTGGGTATAAGAGCAACAAATAAAACCAAAAATCTTGCTGTTCTCTTAATGAAGAAGTTGATTGAAGATAAAAATGTGGAGTTATATGATCCTAGAACTATCGAACAATTGGCTGATTTTCAGGATTTGGGTCACGATAAATACGGTGGCGTGAACATTGCCGATGACTGTGTATCCGCGCTGTATTGGAGTATATTTGTTTTGGAACAAGAGGTTTTTGATGAGTCTTATTCTTTCACTCCCGAAGAAAATACTGACGAAGAAGCATGGGGGATATTATCGGATATTAACGAATATCAGGAGGATTGGAGTTGGTTAACTGAAAAGTAAACCATAAATACTTATATGAGATTTGTCAATTACATAACAGAAGACTATGAGACGGTTCGGGATTATAAAAAAGCAATCTTTGACTTGAAGGTTGCTTTGGGTGAAATAGATTTTCATGAAGATGAAAAGGTGCCTAGTGATCCTGAGAAGCATAAGTTATTTAAACAGAAAAAGTTAGGTCTTAAACTTAAAGTTATAGCGTTAAAAGAAAAAATTCAGAAATTAGCTAAGGTTTTGGGTGAGTCAGGGGAAGAGGTTCCTCAAGTAGAAGGTCTTAAAGATTTTCTTGATAGAGTTCCTGATAAAGATAGTGAAGAATCACAAACTCTACTAAAAAAGAGAGAGAGGTTTAGTAAATAATGGCTATTTCACGTACACAATTAATGGATAAAGTTAAGAGACGATTGGGTGCCCCGATGGTTAAAGTGGAACTTTGTGATGAGCAGATTATTGACCATATAGACTATGCTCGACAAAAATGGATTAAATGGGCTATAGGAAATGCAACTCAAGAGACGTATTTTACTGTTATGTTACAGGCCGGTAAGAGATTTTACGATCTACCTGCAGGAGTTCAAGAGGTCGTTTCGTATGATGACTCCCCTATTAAATCAGGTGGTATTAACACACTTTTTACTATTGATAACTTTATGTTTTCTAATGGGTTTTATGGAAACGCTTTTCAAGGTGGATATGATTTAGTTTCATATCACCTCGTTTTGGATTTTATGACCACTTTATCAAAATATAGAACAACACCTTATAATTATAAGTATCATAAATCTACTAATCAGATAGAGATTGATCCTGCGCCACCCTTTGACGGAAAACAGAAGAGTGTTAATATCAACCATCCAGTTACAGGTTTGCCTACAAAAATGTATGTTGATTCACCCGGATGGGTTTTATTGAGAACTTATATGATACAGGGTGCCACGCTTCCAAATTATACCCCTGATTGGAGTATGATCCTCAAAGAACGCAAGACCATAGTTGAACAAAGGACATTAACAGAGGTGGAGGTTTTGAATAAATCAATCCTCTTGAATCATACCCCATTAGATGATGATGTTGATAGAACCGACTTTAATATTGAAGAAGATACTACTGTTACTATCGGAGGTCTTGCGTCTGTGAAGGGCGTGGATTGGGACTTTCATTTTTATAATCCAAGGGTTATAACTTGGGCCCAACCAGAAAGACAGGATCCTTATGGATTTGACGGAAATGTTAGTGTTGGTGATCAAATAACCATCACATATCCAGTCATATTTAATTCACAACACTATCCTGATGAATGGGATAATGTAACTGCCACTTCTACTGAGGTTGAACAGTATGTTTTGACACAATCAGACATAGATAGAGGGTTTGTGAAGCTACAGAAGAAGGTGTTTAATAATAACATTAAAATGTCTATCGGCGGTATAGATCATTTATATGGTGAAGATTTTATTGTTATTAATAATAAAATTCTTGATTGGAATGGTTTGTCCATCCAACCGGTGTTGACTGTTGGTGATGTCATTGTTGTTACATATGTGACGGTTACCAGTATGAAACCGTCAGGTGGATCTACAGCCAAAATGCATGGTGTTAAAAAACAGTACACAACGAGAATAGAAAATTTTAATATCACACAAGATAATATTGATTCTAAATCAATAACATTAGAAGAACCTATTTCTATGTATGACGGAGTTAAGCTTTCAGCGGGAGGTTTCGCTAAAGTTCTTGGTATTGATTTTAAAATTGACTCGTATGACCCAAATGTTATTACTTGGAATGGTTTACAGATGGACGGTGATATATCACTTGACGATAATATTGTTGTTACGTATACATCAGCAAATCCTATTATAACCGAACTCGAAGAACAGTTATACGATGAGGATTGGATTCTTGATTATGTTACAGCTTTATCAAAGATATCTCTTGGTATGATTAGACGTAAGCCGAGTACGTTTTCGGGTCTTGGTAGTTCTGGTGTAGGTCTTGATGGATCTGATCTTATATCGGAAGGTAAAGAAGAAAAAGATGATCTTGAGACTAGATTGCGTGATGAAGAAGCATATGAGGGTTACGGTATTGAAATAGGATTAATGTAAAGGAGAATATTATGATTGATGAACTGGTAGAAAAATATATTAACGAGTCAACAGAATGGTTTTATGTTGTTGATGATAAGACCAAAGAGGTTATGCATGACCTAAAAACAGGTGGAGTTGCAACTTTTGATACTCTGTTTAATACGAACCATAGTAAGGTTATCGCCTACAAGACACGGAAGGGTGCGGATAATAAGATAAAAAATATATCAACAAAGTCTAAATTGACCGTGATGAGTAGAAGTGAACTAAAAGATTATTATGATAAAATGGGTGTGTTAAGTAAGGGAGGTTCATAATGAGTACAATTGACCCTAAATGGCTACAGTATGATGAGAATAAGCTATCAATTATTGATGATGGTGGTATTAATAAATTGAGCATTAAATCTGGTATCATACTTGATAGTGTATCTGTAGAGAAGGTTAACGATTCTAAAATTGAAATCAGAGAAACAAGACAGGGTGCCCCACTTAACCCTGGTCCGTTGGATTTTTATATCGAAGTACCAGATAAGGTTTAAGGAGTTTTAAATGGCAATATCCTGTCCACCAAACTGCGTTAAGGGTACCCCTTTATGGGATCTTTATGATGTAACGGATCAGAATCCCGAGTTTTGTTTATATGATTCTATTATATCAGAGTATGTGGACATGGCGGGATTCCCTGTTATGTATTATCGTGCAAAATCTAAAATGGATCGCCTTTATGGGGAAGATCCTAATCAAGATTTTTATGAACCAGTACGCACAAAGCTTTATTATGAACCAACAGATGAACCTAACATTATAGATATGTTTGGAATTAGATCAGACGAAACTTTGGAATATTCTTTGATGCCTAAGTCAACGTTTTCTCGTGATGTTGTTGGTGTGGTACAAGGGATCCCTAAATCATTGAGTGTTGTTTTTGCTGGGAACGGATATTTTAATTCACAGTCAGTTCATACAATTGGTGGATCAGGTGAGGGTTTGAGAGTTGACATTAATGTAACTAATGGAGTTATTACTAAAATCAAAGTTAACACATTCAACAAGGGTTTTGGTTACAAAGTAGGTGACATTGTTTTGATTGATTCTGGTAACATTAATGCGGAATTTACAATAACATCAACAGTGGTTGAGGAAGTTATCCCGAGTCCGGGAGATGTTATTAAGACATTATGGAATAATAGAAATTATGAGATAGTTGATGTGGGCGCTGAACAAAATGTTTTCATGGCAAAAAAATTAGTATGGGAATTCATTTTGAGACCATATCGTTTTAGTGAGCAGTCATTAAGATCTGAGGAAATACACAGAAGTTCTCCGGGATGGAATTATATATACATATATCCAGATGGTGTGTTGGCGGATGTTATGTACTCTGATGGAAGTGAGGTTACAGGCATTCCTATAGATACTTTGGATATAGACCTTTCAGTATTGGAATGTGGATATAAATACAAGAGAAATGAAGACGGAAGTGTTGAATTGATAGAGGAAGTCCTTATTTTTGATCCAGATGATTCATCTGATACTCATACCGGTCAGTCAGGGGAAACATCGAATCTTAAAGATAAAAGTTCTCGTGTTTATGGTGATGATTCTTGGGTCGAAGTTGAGTCTGATAAAATTGATGATTATTCGGATGTTGATTCGAAAATATTTGGATATTAATCTCCAAATGTTCGGATACTATGGAGACATATAATGCCATTATTAGCTATAAAATCATTTGCCAAGAAGATAGGAAAACCGGAATCAACCGTCGAGAAGTATTGGGAAGAAGCTAAGACTGAATCAGGGAAAGAATATAATAAGGAGACAGAGTCCAGAAAGTTCTACGGAACCGCTATGAAGATTCTTAAAAATAAATTGAAAAAACATGAAGGCTTAACTGAATCGAGATTTTTTAACTTCATCACTAAAGATGACGGTATTCACGAAGATAAATTTAATGGATATGTTGATCTTGATCATAAAGATATGGAACTCATAAAATTGTTTTCTGGTGACAAGAAAATAAATGATCACAAGGATTTTCATAAATTAGCAGAAGATTTAGGCTTAAAAGAGGCAGCTGAATTAGAGGAGAGAGCTTATGCGATGCTTCAATCTTTCTGGTCACAGGGTCGTGCTATGAAAAAGGGCATGGATTTCAAGGTTGATGAAAAGGAAGTTAAAATGGGGATGGAGGTAGAAAAAGAGCATACTGATAATCCTGTTATCGCATATCGTATTGCAATGGATCATTTAGCCGAAATGCCTGATTATTATACCAAGCTTGCGAAGATGGAAAGTGAGGGTGGAGTAAATGAGTCAGACGAGATTTGGCATTGTGATGAATGTGGATGGGAAGGACCAAAATCCAAATTAAAACAACCCGGTGATAAGTGCCCCAAGTGTGGTGCAAAGCCCCCTGTTGTTCATAAAAAATAAGGAATAGTTATGCCGAGACAACATTATTTTTATAATGTGATGCGTAAAACAATCATTCAGTTTCTTGATATGTTTAATGATATTGTTATAGCTAGATATAATCAGGATACAGGTGCTGTAATTAAATACATTAAAGTTCCATTAAAATTTTCCCCTAAAACAAAACAGTGGTATTGGACTGAATTAAGGGAATCCGGTGATAGAAGAGATCAGGTACTTCCTATGATGGCTATTAATCTTGAGAATGTAGAATTTTCGTCAGATAGACAGGTCAATCGTAATGCAAAAATAGAAGCATTGAGTGAAGGTAGTAATTCAACCCAATTTTTTAATCCCGTACCTTATGATTTTTCTTTTAGTCTACAGATAGCGGCGGAGTATATGGTCGACGTTACGCAAATCGTTGAACAAATATTTCCATTTTTTACACCAGAGGCGTGGATTAGGGTTACTATACCAGAATTGAGTATAGACGGTCTTGCCAACAAAGACCAGTCTGGTTCTGATAAATTGGAGTTGAGAGTTACTTATGAGGGATCAAGTAAAGAGTCCCCGGTTGAATTGGATGAGGCTGGATATAGAGTTCTTCTCTGGAAATTGGATTTTAAGGTTCAGGGCTATCTATTTTCACCTATTACTGAAAGTAAACCAATTCATAAAGTTATTCAGAGTTATTATATAACAGAAGATGCGTGGAACAGACAGGTGTCTGATAATGTGAATGAACCTGCGGAACTAGGGTCATCTGCCATGCACGGGGTAACAAGTGCCTCATACATTCCACCAGAAGGTATTCCGGTGGACGATGAAATTAGAATGATGTACAAATATGAACATTTTATAGAAGGTGAGGGATAGTGAGACAAAACTTAAATAAAGCTACAGCAAGTAATTTTCAATTAATATTTCCAAAGATTCCTACTGGCAGCACTATAAAAGATATGAAACAGTTGACGATGAATATTCATTCAACTGTTATACCGTCTCTGACCCTTGAAACAACAGATATATCATGGCAGGGTGGTATCTATCGACAGGATATCGGAAGTCTTACATTTGAACCATGGTATGTAAATTTTACAGTCGATTCAACTTTTTCTAACTGGTTGACGTTATATAAATGGCTTACTTTTATAAATAATAATAAGGATACATATGGACGTGCAACCAACGAGTATAAAGTTGATGCGACGTTACAAATTTTGGACAATTATAGACAAGAGATTCTCGTTATGGATATCCACGGGATATTTATAAATATGTTAGGTGAGATTACACTGACGTATCGAGAGGGAACTCAGAATCTAGAATCTAGTGCAAATTTTACTTACGATAGATATGAAATTAGAAATATCTGATAATAATTAGGAGGATAACAATATTATGGCTTTCTACCTTTCCCCACTCGTAGACGTGAATGAAATTGATTTGTCTACAACGATCCCAGCAGTTGCAACCAGTATAGGTGTGATTGTGCTTAGAAATACGTTTAAAGGACCAGAAAACACAAAACAACTGGTTACAGATGAAAATGACTTGATCCGTACTTTTGGTGAACCGACAGGAACATCTTATGAGGATATTATGTCGGCTACAGGGTTTTTAAAGTTTGGTAATAAATTATACTGTACAAGGGTTATGCCTGATGACGCGAGATTTGCATCAGTTAAAATAGATGATGCGGGTGTATCTGGAAGACTTGAGACAGGTGGTGTAGGTCTTACGATAACATTTGGCGATGAGACTGGAAATGTTTCAACCCTTACCAGTGGAACACCACTATCAACTTTTTCTGGAGTTTCTAATGGTGTTCATGAAGTAACTCTAAATGGTGGTTTACTTGGTACAGGTATTAAATTAGAAATTACCGTTTCTGCTAACAGTATAACAAACACCACTATTCTTGATGGTGGTCAAGGGTTTGTTGCTGGAGAACCGATAATTGTTAACGGAACTGATATCGGTGGATCTGGCGGTTCTGCCACTTACACCGTTGCGGTCGGAGGTCTTAGTGCTAATGCCGCAGGAGTTATTGATGCGGGCGAGTTGACACTTAACGATGGTGGTATTCGTTACGCAGCAGGTCAGGTTTATGAGGTAATGGGAACTGTAAGTGGCGGTGATGTTAATCCTGCAGGTAGTGGAGCATTTATCACTATTGATACTGTTGATGCGGTCGGAACTGTTCTTACTTATTCTATAACTTCACCCGGTAGTGAATATCAGGGTGGTCAATTGTCATTGGCAGCTGTAACTAAAGCTGATGACCCTAATTCCATTATAGATATAGCAACCGCAACACTTGATGATTTGCCAACAGGGGACCCTGATAATTTTGGTGATGATATGTCGGTTGCCGGTGGTGACCTCATGTGGTTTATTTCTTCGTCAAGAGGAGCTTGGGGTGACGAAATTCGTGTTGCTATTATTGATCAACCGACACAACAGGATCTTTTGTATGGAGTGACAAATGATACTCCGGGTTTGCCGTCAGAAGTATTCAGTTCTATTGATAGTCAACTTGAAAAAGCTAATGACTTTTTGGTCATTGTTCAAGCTAAAGCACAAAGAAAAAATACATGGTCAACTGTTGAAATATTTAACGTTTCTTCTGACCCGAATGCACTTGATGACACAGGTACTACACGTTATGTTGAGAGTGTAATCAATCAAACATCGGAATATGTTCGAGTTGCTATTTCTTCCAATATTATCGGTGATGATGTTGATGCAGCCGTTCAAGCACATCTCGCAACTCTTTCCGCTGATGTTTGGTATAATTTTGGTGACGGTTTTAATGGAACAGGTCTCGCTGACGATGGTAATATAATTAACGCTTATCGTCTTTATGAAAATTCTGAGGAAATTGATGTTAATCTTTTCATTGATTCAGGAAAGCCTGATACCGTTAAATCCGATCTTATTTCTTTATGTGAAGAGCGTCTTGACTGTATGGCAATTCTTGATTGTCCTAAAAACCTCATTCTTAATAATAGAGGAAATGAGGCACTTAATCTTCGTGATTGGAGAAATATGACCATCGGAACATCTACATCATATGCGTCGTTGTATGGTAACTGGTTAGAAGTTTATGATAAGTTTAATCAGAAATATAGATGGATTCCTTCTTCTGGTTTTGTTGCTGGTGTTTATGCGAAAACTGATGATGTTCGTGATCCTTGGTGGGCACCCGCTGGTCTGAACCGAGCAATTTTAACCTCTGTTCGTAGACTGGCTTGGAATCCTAAACTTGGATATCGCGATATTCTATACGCAAATGGTATTAATCCGATTGTAACATTCCCCGGAGAAGGCAAAGTTATTTGGGGACAAAAAACAATGTTGTCCAAAGAATCTGCATTCAATCGTGTTAATGTTCGTAGATTGTTTTTGGTTCTTGAGAAGGCGATTTCTACCGCTGCGGTTTATTTCTTATTTGAGCCTAATGACGCGGCTACAAGGAACTTGCTGGTTAATATGATTAATCCGTTCCTTCGTGATGTTAAGTCAAGAAGAGGTATTTACGATTTCAAGGTTGTTTGTGATGAAACTAACAACACACCAGCCCGTGTTGATAGAAATGAGTTGTGGTGTAATATTTTTATTAAACCCACTCGTACTGCTGAATTCATCGTTCTGAACTTTGTCGCAACAGCAACAGGCGCATCGTTCGAAGAAGCGGCTGCGGCTGTTTAATTAAAATAAGATAAAAGGGGGAGTTAATTCTCCCCCTGTTAGATAATTAGGAGGATACAAACATGGGATTTAATCTTGATGACATGATCGGTAAATATAGTGATTATGCTAGAGGGTATTTGTTTTACGCTCAAATAACAAACCCTAAAGGCGGTGTTCCCGGCGACCACCCCTATCTAGTTAGTTCGACACAATTACCGACACAGACATTAGGTACAACAGAAGTTCAATGGCAAGGAAGTGTTTATAAATTCGGAACTACTCATGAATTTGAGACCATCGACATTACCTTCCGATCTGATACAGACCAAGAGTTGAGACGTTCGTTTTTGAGATGGCAACAAATAGCACATGATCCTGTAACAAATATGCACGGGAACCCGATTGATTATTTTGGAACGGTCGGACTGTCACAACTTGACGGTAAAGGTGAACCTATTATGAAGTATGACCTGATTAATTGTTTTCCTAGTGTGGTAGGTGAAATTTCGTTGGATTATAGTTCAAAAGAAGTTTCTACTTTTAGTGTTACATTTGTATATCAATATCACACTGTTGATGATGTTTTTGATACAGGTGCTAGTGGAGCAAGTGTTTAAGTTAAAATAAAAAAAGGAGTTTTATAAATGAGTGATATTAAATCTGTGGATATCAGGGGACTACTTGATATATATGAATTCCCATATATTCTTCCCGGTAGTAGAAAGGAATTATTGATCAGACCTATTACTACAGGTCAAATGAAGAAAGTATTGGCATATGAGGACGAGACTGACCCCTATATCATCGAAGAAGCATTGGATAAATTGATTTCTGACTGTGTTGTTACGCCCGAATTTGATATTGGGAAAACCTATTTACAGGACAGGTTTTCCCTGTTACTTGAAATTCGTAGAGTCACTAAAGGTGATAATTATAATTTCACTAGAAAGTGTCATTCATGTGGACTGATGAATGTAGAGAGTATCAAAATTTCGGAACTAGATGTGAAGCCCTTTATAAAAGTAGATAATATCTTGGTTATAAACGAAAGGCTAAAGTTTGAAGTTGATTTTCCAACACGAAATGATCAAAAGGATTCTATAAGAAGGAATAATGATAGTAGTATGAGTTTAAGATCTCGACACGCCGAGGTTCAAACAGGAACTTATGCGAATTCTATAAAAAAGGTGCATACCCCGGAAGGAGTGTTCGAGGATGTGTCTTATGAAGATAAGGTCTATATTTTAGAGAACATTTCAAGTGATGTTTTTGAGAGGTTCACCAAATGGTTCACTGAACATGATTTTGGTGTACAGTTTAAACAGGAACTTGTCTGTGTTGGATGCGGAAAGAAAGAAATAATCGAAATACCGTTATCCGATTTTTTCGTCTAATATTCGTTCTCTGTAATGATTGTGATCTTGAGTCTATACTCAAGGAGCAATACTTTCTGGCAAGGGGATCGAATATAACAATAACAGATAGTAATTTAATGCCAGAGTTTGAAAGGAAGATCATTTTTGGTATGCTGTTAAAAGATCTTAAAGAAGAATCTAACGCATATAAACAAAAATAACCATATTCTTAGGGATTGACCCTAATGAGGCTCTATTTATGGGTCTAAGAGACTAAATACTCTTAGACCCATTTGTTTTTACCTTATATTTTTTGCGGAGACAGATCATGGCTGGAAATTATGGATTAGATATCAAAAGATACCTCGAAAGTGAAAAGAAAAATATTAAAGCCAGAAGTGAAGCTTTGAGATTACAAGCCGAAGCCGAGGAAAATCTATCCGCCGAGAAACTTAAGATGAGAGAAAAGGGTCTCAAGGTGGCAAAGGAATACGAGAAAGCTGAGAGCGAAAGGGATGATCTTGCAATAAAAAAACTTAAGGATGAGATAGAGAATTCTAAACGGATTATTGAAGGTATTGAGGAGAGTAAAAAACACCATGAAGAGATTATAAGACAAACTAGACTGGAATCTTTGAGATTAGAAAAAAGATCGGAGAAATATAAAGATCTAGGTGGTCAAATTTCAAACTTAGCCGGAACAATATCTAAATCCTTGGGGGCAGAAGAGGCATATAAACGAACTCTTTCTGAAATGGTTATTGATGAAATACGCGAAAATAAGGAGATAGCTAAGGTCTATAAAACAGGATCAGCTGAGGATAAGGATGTTGTTTTTGATCAAATGTTCAATAAACTTAGGGAAGTATTAGAAAAAAATAACCCAGAAGACAAAGATTTGATAGAGAACGCAATAAAAGAACTTACCGATACTCATATGGATGAACTTGTCAGTAAAAGTGAGAATATGTTTCATCCATTAATCAAACAGTTAAAATCAACTGCCGGTGCCGTTAGGAAACAAATGCAGAATATACCTTTAATAGGAAGATTGATGTCAGATGAGATGACGGAGCATTGGAGGTCTGCTGGTAAAGATATATTGGGTGAGATGAACACACATCTTGGATCTATACTGAAACCGATTGATGTTCTTGTTGGACCTTTTAGGTCTATAGGTAAAAGTCTTATGGTCGCATTTAAATCCTTGACAAGTGGACCGACAGAATATGAAAAGAGTGTTGTTGTGTATTTAAAGAAAATAGCGGGTGATGTATCAGAAGATAGATCGGTTGGTATTAAGGGATGGATGGAACAAAAGAAGCAATGGATTGGTGAGAAAAAACAATGGCTGTTTAGCAGAAAGCAGTGGGCTATAAGTCAAAGAGACAAAGCAAGGGAGTTATATGGAAGGAAGGATGAAGTGCTTGATGGTGTTAAAAAATTCTTTAAAAAGGGATTAATGTTTGTTATAGCGGCAGTTGGGCTTGCTGCGGGTGCCCTTGTTAAACAGATAATATACCCATTTGAGATTATGTTTAAATCTCTTAGAGCTATAGCTAAATTTCCTTTAATCTCAAATTTTATAACACAAGCTAGTAAATTTATCAATAGTTTACCGGTAATGGGCAAGGTTCTAGCAAACATCGGCGGTGTTATTGGGAAAGTTATAGGTATATTTAGTAGGGTTGGCTCATCTATTGGTGGTTATATTAGAATAGGTTTAGATTTTTTGAAAAAGTCATCTCTGATTGCGGAATCTATGGGAAAATTTGTTAAAGGGTTTAAATTAGGGTTGGGTATTATAGGTAAAGCTTTGTTTTGGGTCACAGCTATATTTGATTTTGTTAAAGGGTTCCTGAACACAGAAGGAACCATCCTTGATAAATTGTGGGGTGGTATTGAGGGTGTCATTATAGGCTTTGTGAAGGCACCCGTAGTGATATTGAGTTGGTTGTTTGAAAAGGTTATGGGTTTCTTTGGCGTCGAAATTAAAGGTACCGCAGATAGTATTATGTCTGGTGTAAAAAATATCCTTGGTTTCGTTAAAGACTCTATAGGGTTCTTATTCAAACCTCTGATGCTTTGGTGGGGTTTTATAAAGGATATGATAGTGATACCTTTTACTGCCGTATTTAATACCATAAAATCAGTGTTCACTGGTGTATGGGATGGTCTGGAGAAAATTTTTAGCGGTGACGTGGTAGAAGGTCTTTGGGAGATTATAAAATCAATCAATCCTATATCTATATTAGGTGATTTTTTGTATAACATATTTGACTCTATTGTTGATGTTTTTTCTGGAATAGTAGATAAGGTAAAAGATTTTTCTGGTAAGATTGGAGATTTTATTTCTAATTTAATACCGGATTGGGCTAAAAATTTATTAGGTATGGGAAAAGAAAAAAAAGATAAAGCTTATGAAGCTATGTCAGATTCATTGAATATGTATGACGAGGTTTCAAATGCCGGTGCGGTTGGTGTAAACGAAAGAGGCATGTCTTTTGGTACGGCCATGAAAAATGGTTATATTGATATTGATGAGTCACGTGAACTTGCATCACAGGACGGTAAATATAAGGTTCTTTCTAGGGAAGAGAAGAGTGAGTTAGAGAAATTATACAAGGCAGATTATGAGAGAAAAAGAGACGAGTATCTAGAGTTATCAAAACAACTCAAGTCGTCAGATGTTATGGGAGGTATTAAAGATTTCTTTGTTGGAATATGGAATGATATCTCAAACTTCTTTGGTAAGGTTGGAGAGGTTTTTACTGACATTAAAAATGGTTTATTTGATGCAATATCTACAATATTTAACAGAGTTCCTGAGATTCTATCTGATGTAAAAAATGGTATTTTTGGTGCGATATCATCGGTAGTTGATAGCTTTTCCGAAGTTTTTGTTGTAATGAGAGATGGTCTTTTTGATTCAATATCATCCATAGTTGATAAGATTGGAGGTATTTTTTCTAAGATAAAAGATGGTCTTTTTGGTGCAGCGAGTAAGATAGTAGATAAAGTGGTTAACATTTTTGGTTTTGGTGGTGATGATGAGGGTGATGAGAAAGAAGTTTCTACTAAAATTAACCTCCCCGAAACAATTAAATCACCTGATATACCTGAAAGGAAGTGGCGTGGTGTAGAAGAAAAAGATCGCTTATATAACAATCAGACCAAAGATGAAGTTATTCCTAGAAGTAGATTGGACGGTGATAATAAAATTATAAACAAAGATCAGACTTCTATGGTAGATGTTGCTGCCGCTAAGATTAAATATGAAGATGATCGCAATAAAAAAACACAGGAAGAAATGGGAAGTGTTAATAAGGCGTTGAAGGAGAGTATCAATGTTATGAATAATAACACAGAAAAACAGATTTCTGTTATCAATAATAATAGTTCTACTAATAGTGTGGTAAATAAAAAACAGATACCTGATGGTGTTGAGAGTATAGCCGTTATGTTTGTTAATAAATCATGGGGGATGACATAATGCCAGATTTTTTTCCAGATTTTTATGACGCTAAGTTCAAAGGATCCCCTGATACTTTATGGTTAAGAGTTAGACCTAAAGAATTTAGACCTAACATACAAAAACAGACCGGTGCTAATGAGGGATCTATCGTGGATGGTATTGATTATAGGTTCCTATTATCAGGATCTGTTAATATAGGCATCGATCATACTTGGACTTCTCTTGATACAATTTCTGGTGAGATTCGAAACCTTAAAGCGAATGTGTCGAAAGCTGTAGCTCAAGCCGGTGCTGCCGGTGGTTCTTCGGCTGGTAATATTTTTAGTCAGGGTATCAGCAGTAAAAACGATAATCCTTTTATATACGAAGATACTCAGAGAAGAACTGTTAATATTGAATTGAAATTTGCCACATATAAAGATGCTTCGAAAGAGGTGTGGACTCCTATACAGAATCTTATGAGGTGGTCTTGTGCCGAATCTACCGAATCAGGGTCACTTGCCACTAATTTCAAATTTCCTTATGTATTCGAGCTTAGAACTGTAACAGGTTCGGGTGAACTGACAGGTATGATAAATATACCAAATGCTGCATTGACGCAAATACTACCTACATACGAGGCACCTTATAAGAATGGATACCCCATGAGCGCCACTGTATCGGTGACATTTTCGGAAATAGATCCTGTGTACAGAAGTTCCTTGGTTATCAGAAAAAGTAAAGTTAGCTCTAATGTTCAAGGTGGGTGATTATAATGACGATTAAAAGAGTTGAGAATGTTTTTAGGAATTTGCCTGTTAACTCAATGTTAAGGGCTTTTCCTGTTATGGAAGATGAAGATAAAGTGCAACTTCTTAATATTTTCAGACCTTATACCATATCAGCGTTATCCAAAGAGAACCCCTATTTGTTTGAGTATTATCAGGTAGAAGAGAATGACTTTTTGGATACAATTGCATATAAGTTCTATGGTAACTCTGCTCTATGGTGGGTTGTGGCGGATTTTAATGACATAACTAATCCATATGAGGCTCTTGAGGCAGGAACTTTACTAAAACTTATGCGTAGTGATTATTTGTATATATTATATGACGATGTTCAACTTATCGGAGATTTATAATGTCTAATTCTACCGGATGGGAGATTATTGACATTGAGATATATACTACAGGTGTGTTTGAGAGTAAATGGACGTTAAGTTTTACTTCAATAGAACAAGCTTATATCATTGAGGATATGTTTTCGTTTAGTATGACTGGTAAGATATCTTTTCATGACAGAATAGGTGTATCTGAGATAGGTCCATTGACAGGCGAAGAAAAAGTTAAAATAAAGTATGGTAACACAGACGGTGATGGTAAATATAAGGAGTATACTTTTCATATACTGGAAATACAAAGATTTGAGAGGAATATAACACTAAATCCCGCAGGTAATGATCTTATAACTCTGATATTGGTTGATGAATATTACCATAAATGGCATTCACATTTTTGGAGTAAATCTTGGAAGGATACAAAGATAGGTGATATTATTAAAGATATATCAGAAAATCATCTTGGTATAACAGTATTTAATGAGTTTGAATCAACGAAAGAGAAAATAGAGTATTTCGATACTCACCAAAGAACTCCCGCAGAATGTATCACATGGTTGATGAATAGGGCAAGTGGATCCATATCAGGCCAACCGGGATACCTGTATTGGATGTCTGGTGTAGCAGATTCTACGGAATTTAAACATTCATTTGTTACCATTGAGAAAATGCTGGCTAAGACTGGTTGGATGAAACCTTATGTTGAAACATCAGGTCTATATTCAGATGGGAATGGTATAGGGTCATATATATTTGATGGCAAAAATCCTGATTTTATCAATAAAATTCGTGATCATGAGGTTAGGAATGTTGACTTAAGTTCACTTAAAACCCTTACTGGCGGTAAAGCTTTGGGGTATGATTCGAAGAGAAAAAAACTAATAAAACAAGAGTATACCTATCAAGACGCTCTGTCTAGATATACTTTGTTAGGAAAATTTTCATTATTTCCTTCGAGTCTTGAGATATCAAAACCTGTCATTATAATAGATGGATGTCATGACGAAAAGATTTTGGATAACATATGGTACGGTAATTGGATAAAAGAGTATTCTAATCAATTACTGGTAAGTATAACAGTGGACGGTCATGTTGATAGGCATGCAGGAGGAATGATTCGTATTATTTGGCCGAGTCATGCCGAAAAGGATTCGGTGTCTGGGTTGTGGACACCCAAAGAAGAGGAATTTAATAAACAGCTTGATGGTAGATATATGGTTAAAAGTATAACACATTATTTTGATAAAAATCAATCATATGGATGGCAACAGAAATTAGTGTGTATAAAGAATGGGTACAAAGACACTTTTAATAAAAACCTCATACCTGCGTCTAAGAAAAATTTGTAAGGAGAGTCCATGTCAAGAATCGATTTAGCTCACATGCAACTAAAAACCAATAAATTTCACGGTATATATCGTGGGGTGGTGGAAGACAATGTTGACCCTGATATGATGGGGAGATGTCGTATTAGGGTTTGGGGTCTACATGATGACGTTAAAGTTTCTACCCCAGAGGAGGGTATACCTACTGACCAATTACCTTGGGCCGAACCATGTCTTGGTCTTATAGAAGGGTCTGTGAGTGGGTTGGGATGTTTTTCCGTGCCATTACAAGGGTCACATGTTTTTATGTTCTTTGAGGGTGGTAATTGGGGATGTCCGAGGTTTTTCGCAACCGTACCAGGTAGACCTGTTGATGCCCCTGACACATCCAAAGGGTTTAATGATCCTGACGGGGTTTACCCAAAATCCGATAGACTTGATGAACCAGATTATCCTAGACTTTCTCGTGGAGATATTACTGATACAATAATCGAAACTCGGAACAACAATCTTGACACGGGCGTATCACTTGCCGGGGGTGGTAGTTGGGATGAACCACAATCAGCTTATGCGGCTGAATATCCTCAGAATATAGTCATTTCGACTCACGGTGGAATAACCATAGAGATTGATAATACTCTTGATGCCGAAAGGTTACATGTATATCACCCATCAAACACATATATAGAGATAGATGTTGATGGTAATGTTGTGTTTGGGAATGAGGGTGACAGGTTTGAAATTACGAGACAGACACGGAATAAGCATATAATGGTGGATGATAACGAAACTATTGATGGGAATAAAACTTCAAAAGTTGGTAGTGACAGAACATCTCATATTATAAGTAATGATGATTTAACTGTTGGTAGTAACTGGTCTATAAACGTTGGTGGAAATATTAGCATTAGTGCCGGTGGTAATATAACAATGGACTCAGGTGGAAGTACGGAGATATCAGCGGGTAGTTCTTTAAGTGCTTCGGCTAGTAGCACTTTCAGTGCATCGGCTGGTAGCACCGCAACAGTATCAGCGTCTGGACCAGCGACATTAGAAGGTTCTGTTGGTGTTGTTAAAGGAACCGCAAAAACTTTTACGGTGGCATGATATGGGATATGATATTTTACAGGTTGGTGATTCTGGTTCGGGTGTTTGTACGTCACATAAAAGCCCAAAATCCGTTGTAGGGACTATAACAACAGGGATAGATGGTGCTGATAAGGATGGTATTTTGTTGGCAAAGGAAGGATCGGTTGTTAATTTAACATGTGGTCATACAGGGACTTTGATTGCGTCAGAATCCTCTATGAATGTTAGCGGTGATATTTTAGCAAAATTAGGGGACTCATGGGGTCCAGGTTCTGGTGCTACGACAGGGACAATTACATCAACATTAGGTGGAATTTCTGGAGAATAGGTTTACATGCCTATGGTTTTTAAATAAATAAGACAGAGGATGTTTATGTCAAAGATAACATATTGGAAAGACTTTGATAACAACTTTACTAGAAAATCTGGTGGAGATGTTAATACTATGTCGAATATTGAAGCCATTTATAATTCGCTGACCAATATTTTTGAAACACTGAAAGGTGGTAGGCGCATGTTACCGGAGTTTGCTCTACCTTTACATAATATACTATTTGAGCCTATAGATGACATGACCTCACAGGAACTTGGTGAGATGATATTAGCCGCTGTTCATTTATGGGAAACTCGTATAGAGGTTGACAATGTTAATGTTATAGGTAGACCTGATAGAAATTACTATGAAATAAATTTAGAATTTAGAATAGTTAATGACCCTAGTTCTGATACCACAGAGGTATTTACTAGCGTTCTAAGGACAACATAATGAGTGTAAAATTTACCCCGGATTATAGAGATATTGATTACAAGACAATGGTAGCAAGGCTTAAAACCTTGTTATCAAAATTGGATTCTTTTAAGGATTATAATTTTGAAGGTTCTAATATATCAATGCTTATAGAACTTGTCTCATATGTCGGTGATCTCAATACATATTTTACCAATAAATTGGCACAGAACTTACATCCAGAGACTGCAAATGTTTATGAAATAGTCCATTCTTTGGTCAAACAACAGGGTTACAATCCAGTGGGGTATGTTGCTTCTGAATTGACGGTTACGATCAGAGTTTACAGGGTTGCTCTTGATGAGTTTGAGGCTGTATATAATGCTAATGATCAAATATTCATACCACAGTGGTCAATCATTGACACTGGTATAAAGGATGATGTTAATGGTGATAATATTTATTACACTCTTACTGACTCATATAATTATACTGTAACGGATGATGATGTTACGAATGGTTATATTGAATTTGATGTGGTTTTGAAACAAGGGGTTCCCGTAACATCACCTTTAACATACACGGGTTCTGATATAGTTGATAATCAGATTATCCTTCCGTTTAAGCAGTATGATATGGGAACATATCCTTATGATTTTTATACACCATCTATTGAGGTTCGTGTAGGAACTGGTCAGGATAAATGGGTTCGTATCAATGACTTTTTTGATGGTATTTCTGGTCTTTTGGGTGAAAATAATACCTATATGTTTTCATATGACAAATATAGACGATATGTTATAAATTTTTCTAATACGAGAAATATACCTGATGTGTCAGATTCTATTCTAGTTTATCCCATAGAAACGCTAGGTTCTCTTGGTGCTGTTACAGCAAACACATTTTCTGTTGATAGAGATTCAGTAGCTACACATTATATACAAGATAGAGGGATTAGACCGGAAACAACTGATATATTGGGGATTGAAACCCCTTTTATGACGAATTTAAGGACATCAACGGTTATTCCTGTTGATAACTATGTAATATATAATGTATCTGGTTCTTCTGGTGGTTCGGATCCACAAACAATAGATGATCTTAAAATATCAGGATCCTCTGCAGCACAAAATCAACAAAGAAATTGTACGAGATATGATTATAAGGGTAATCTTGAATCTAGAGGGGATGTGATTGTTGCCAATGCTTGGGGTGAACAAGAGGCGAATCCCGGAGCATTATATCTTGAAAACTATAACAAGGCATATATATCAGTTATACCAGCAGAGTGGTCAAATGGTGTTGCTAATAATGTAACGTTGAAACAATTAAGTGGTAGTGATATTGATGCTTATTTTACTGGTGGTGTGAATGTAACATTAGATTTCCCCCTTTCATATAATCCAGTGTGGGTTAATGATATATTATCATATATAGAGCCGAGAAAAATGATAGGTATATATGAGATATTTGTTACTCCCGAGGTGGTTAAATTTAGAATCGATTTTGGTCTTAAAATCAAAAGAACTTACAACTGGATAGAAGTCAAAGAAACAGTTCTTCGTAAATTAGAATATTACTTTTCCCCTGACAATAGAGAGTTTGGTGAGGTTATAGATTTTAGAGAAATAATCAATTATTTATTGGATCCTAGTGTAGCATCTAATACAGATGATTTTATGTTGGTTCGTGGTATAGATAGTTTGGTTATACGAGACATAATGATACATCGTGATCCTGAGTTGGTTGAAAGACTTAATGTTCAGAATGTATGTAATTTTATGGGTGGCAATATGATTGGTCAGTGTAGCAATACAAATTTCAGTGATGAAGCATCATGTAATGCTGCCGGTGAAGCGTGGAGTCTTGTGTGTAGCTTGGTTCCAGACTCAATGTATATTTACCCGGAGAATGAATTGAGTTATTTTCCTCATTATATAGATCTTGGGTATACACATAGCACTAACGATGAAACTTATAATGATCTATTACCCATACAATTAGGGTATAAACAATTTCCGCAGCTTGTTAAAGACTTGTGCGTATTTGTAAACGAAGGATAAGATAATGAATAATTTTTGTGATTCACCTTATTTTCTACTAAAAGATTTTGTACTGGAATTAACAAAGCCTTCAATTACTACAACAAACATTCCGTTGTATGTAAATCTCATACCTGAGATTAGGTTTAATGATATAATTTATGTCGGAAATGTTGATTATTATAATACCAGTAGACCCGGTGATCCTTTAGCAAAATATCCAAATTTCGATGAAGATGTTGATACTGCTAACATATTTGAGAATTCTAATCGTATCAATTGGAATGCTTTTATTGGTGTTAATGGTTTTGTTGGATATCACATTGATGACTTGAGTTTACCGGGTGTTGTGTTTAGAGGTCAAGAAAAATCTCTCATCGTTTCAGGTGGATCTCACATTGATCTTTATGCAAAAACTGATGATAAGTTTGTTGTTGTTAGGCTAAAGCCTTTACATGAGGAGCCTCTTGAAAAAACATATTTCCGTATGGATAAAGTGGAAATAAAAGTTCTGAATTATAATGGAACCTCTGTTAACTATGATTCTGAGTATACAGAAGGATATGAACCGATTTTACCTAATGGGTATCCGTCAGATACTGATGGGGATGATAGCTATGATGGGTCAAGATCATATAGATATCAGACGTATGATTATACGTATACCACAGAATTTGCTACAAATACAGTATTAGAACCGGGAACAGAATTATATTTTAGAAAAGATAGTTACTTTCATGAATGGTTGCGTGATGGGGATAAAGCATCAAAATTTTATAAGGATGCATTTGACGAAGATTTTATTGCGAGAAACTATGTAAACACTGATAAAATGTTTATATATTTCGGCAAGGTCTATAATTCTGATACAGAGAGTGATACAATTCCGAGATATCAAGTTGTTTTTAGTGGGTTAAAGGATTGGATTGCTAGTGCTTTGCCTCCAAACAATCGTAAAGAGTTGTTTATAGAGTTTCTTGATACATATTTTGATATGGTATATGGGGAAGGGTATCAACAACTCAAAGATGTTTGGTCACTTCGTGATGCCATGGAGTGTAATGAAACCTTTTTGAGTTACGTTCCAACATTTTATGGAATAGAAAGATACGATGATATTCCAACATGGTTTACCGATATATACAGAGAATATGCTCGTGATGTTGTATGGTTGCTGAAACGTAAAGGAACCTATGCATCGATGTATATCATTAAAGATCTTTTTTGTAGAAATACCGAAAATAAATTTGATGTATATGAGAGATGGCATGATAAAGATATTCAGATAGATAGTGAACCGTATTCTGGCGATTATCCCATAACAGTTCAAAGTGATAAATGGTCAGTAAAATCAACAGAAAACGGGATAACTACCGTTAATAGTACTCAAAGTACTATAACATTTGATATCCCGACAGGTCAAAGCTCTGTTGTTACTCTCGATAGAAATTTTATTGACAGCAGGGAAAGTTTTAGTCTTAGTACCTCGATGTCTCTTGAGACTGTAATACCTGTCACTGAGTATTCGGTTACAGGAGATCCTCAGATTCAACCCCCAACAAATATAAGGTTTAATTGTATATCCGGTATGTTGTTATGGGATGCTAGTACAACAATAGGTGTTACTTATACGATAGAAAAATCTAATAATAATTTTAGAGAATTTGAAACTGTTGTTGAGGATATAACGGACACCTCGTGGCTTATAGAGAAGTATGCATATGGCGATACGTATGTTCGTATTTTATCAAAAAAAGTTGCTGCGAACACAACAGAAAACAACACTATATCGATGTTACAGGGCAATCCGATATTATATGATTATGATGATGAACGTCTTGGAATATATCTTCATGGCAATGTGGTGTATTCATATCGACCACGATCCCCGGTACCTCAAACAATAAACCCGATAAACAATAATGGTGAGGGTTATATTTATAGTACTGATTATACGGCAACAGAAATTGATGTTGAAATAAATGCCGGTAGTGTTAGTGTTTTACCTTCAAATTCATATCAAGTTGGTGAAGTTTTAAGTTTGAGTGGATCTTCTGGTGGTACAGGGGCTTCTATTATCGTTAATAGTATCAACTCTAATACCGGTGAGATAGTGGGCTATACATTAAATAAAATTGGTTCAAAGGATTATACTGCAAATTCACCTTTTTTATTGAATAGTTCAGTTAGCACAGGAAAAGGTGCCGTTTTCAGGATTGACCATGTTTTGACTAGTTTGTCTTATAATGGGGTTCCATCACAACAGGGAAGTGATTACGGGTCGGGTGGTAACAATATTAATACTTCCGGTGGTAGTGGTGGTGGTCTTACAGTTAACTATCAAACTAATCAACATCAGGGTAAAGTACTAAGAGTATCAGCTTTATCTATTTCAAATGTCGTTCCTTATGATTCAGGTAATCATATTGTAAAGGTCTATAGCGATGCGGCGTTTACTAGTTGGAAAGGACTTAAGGTTTTAGTTAGCATAAGCACCACCAACGTGTGGTCACCTCTTAGTGTAGTTGACTCTGGATCCACCAACACGTATTCTAACAATGAGACTGGATATTTAAACGCTAATGAGTTTGGTGGTAGTGGTAGTCTCCTAGTTAAAATAACGACATCAACCGAAACAGACAGTAATACAACGGGAACTGATGGTGTGGTTCTGACTATGAAACTTTTCGAATCGGCTAAGTCTTATGATATACGAGATGTTGATGGTAAGTCTTATGATGACTATCCAATGCCCGCAGAAGGGTCGAATGTGGTTCCTTGGAGATCTAATGTACCCATTTACTACCCGTATAGTACCGACCTTACCATTGATAATACAAATAATTCTAATATGAAGATAAATTTTAGGATTGTTAATCAAAGAGCGGAAATACAGTATTTAGTTAATACATCAAATCATAAGGATACTTCCTATGATACCACTCATCCGACAAAATACTTTTTATATCCAGATCATTATATAATTACGGGTGATATTTGGGATAATCCCGTTCCGATTGTACTGGTTACTGATACTGTTTCGACATCAACTACGACAACAACTACTAACGAAACCGTTGAGTCGGTTTCGTTAGTAAGTCAACCAAACCAAACACAAGAATTTAATCCCGGTACATATATTGATACCGTATCAGGTGGTAGCGGGACTGGTTTGAGAATTTCATATACTATTGGTTCTGGTCCAATTATTAATAATGTAACGGTAATTGATAGTGGTAGCGGATATAATGTTAATGACTCAGTATATTCAAGTATATCCGGCGGTCCGAGTCCTGTTTATTTTGGAGTGGATTCACTTGTAAGTCAGGTTACAAGTGTTACAGTTGCTTCTTATGGAAATATAGATGATTATAGGACTGGTGACACTTTAACTATTGCGGCTGGTAACAATGATGCTACGTTTTCTATAACTAACGTAACCAAAGGTTCCGTTGATAGCGTTTCAATGACTAATCCCGGTGCAACTTTAAAGTATGATGGTACTGTTACTAACCATACATGGGATTTATATTATCGAAGGGCACTTGATCCCGCAGTTAGTGATAACGGAGGCACTCCAAATAGTTGGACTCGTGGTCCAAGTGTCACTACTTCTGGGTACATTCTTAGTGGTTCTTATGATATAGAAGATCGTAAAACATTGTCTATATCCAATCTATCTTCCGGTCAATATGAATATTATATAAGATATGTCGGACAATCCACAGTACCATTAACTGGTGTGTCTTCGTATATAAACCGTTCAGTTGCCAATGAAGCATTTGTTACTACATTTGGATGGGATAAAATATCCCATCCAGCAGAACAAGCTATTTATAACATAGTAGACAAAACTATAGATGAGATAGTAAGAACCAATGAATCTATGAGTAATGCCTCGACTGTTAATTTCTCTCTACCAACAAAAAAAGCCAATGCTTATTATTATAATAACAATGATGACATTTCTCCCGATAAAAGAGTTGTATTTATATACACCGAAAGTACACTTGCGTTAGTTAAGTATTATAATGAAATTGACAAAATGTGGCATGACGGAGCCAGCGGTGGATTTGTCATAGGAGACAGGGACACGAGAGTTAGACATGGTAATTATGTTTATGTGCAAGGATCCACCCTTGGTAAAAGTATCCACAGATACGATCTTGCCAATGACAGTTGGTTCACTGTAGCAACCAATTTGGATATGTATCAAAATTCTACACTTGTTGTTTATAATATGAATGGTGAGGATTATTTGTATTATTTGAGTAATATTTTTGATAGTAGGATTAATTATATACCGTTAGAGGGAAGTATTGTAGAATACAGTATAGACATGAATATGGACTTGTCATATAAAGACTGTAATGTAATGTTTGCAAAGAACAATAGAATGATTATAACTGGTGGCAATAGTTCGCCTATTCTTAATGTTCCATCTAACATTTATAAAATTAATATAAACCCAAGCGATGATAATGTAGGCGAAACACAAATTGTTGGTGAGGATGATTTGCCTAACGCTTTGATTCCAAGAACTTATTTTACATGGAGTAGAGGTGTAGATGAAACTCTTTCCGTCAAGGCTATTGGAGGAACGTTTGATCCTACAGGTAATAGTCTTGGATACAATCCTTATATTATATCTTTTGATGCTGACGCAGGAACAGGGACATTTCAATCATCAGGTGTTGAATTTAATACCTGTCCTGTATGGACAAGTACATCAACCTCTTCTATTTTAGGGTTTTTTATCAGCGCAACTAACTATAAAGGGGTTCCTGTAGACATTATCAAGGCGACTTTGGAGGTTTCCACCCCAACTATTTCGAATACAGGTGGTGGTATATGGAATGTTGAATTTACTTCTGACGCTACTATTGATGGTGCGCCTAGAACTTTTCGACAAGAAATTCAGTATAACCCACAATCAAGTCCAATAGAAACCATAACACCATCTGTTATATATGATTCTCTTAGAAGTAATATTAAAATAAGTTTTAATGGTGATGATACTCCTGATATAGATACTTTTGTTAGAGGTGATATAGGAAATAAATGGAGTTTGAGATATTCAGCAAACAACCCATCATTTGGTAGGATATTATTTAAAGTTAATGGTTTACATGTGGATTATGGATATTTCGGGGATTATACGATATTAAATAGTATAAATGATTTTGTTGATTATGAGTACACCGGTTTTTATAATCACAACGCTCCTGTGAGATACTATCCTCGCAATGCGGTCGAAGAATATCCGAATGAAAGGTTTAATGTTTATAACAATGGTGCCGTATTTTCCGTAAAACTGGATGATCCTAATAATAGAATATATTTCAAATTAAAGACATTTGATACTAATATAGGATCGTCTGTAGATGTTGTGTTTGAGTATGAAGTGTATCAGTCAAGTTTTGGTTCTGTGAGGAGTGTGTCACTTACAGGTGATGATTTAGACATTGTAAATGGTCGTATTATAGAAACATTTGACTTTGATAACGCTGAGGAGAGAACTTGGTCTTCGAATGGTGGTCTTATGAGAATTACCGTTTATGGTGACGGGGAATCAGAGGCAGAATATTATCACGGATTTACTGATCTTACCGAAAAAGTTCTTGTTCGGGTGAAAGTTATAAGTGTGGAAAGTGTTGGAACTGGTGATGTCAGAATGTCTATTGGTGATAGATGGTCTGTTGACGATGATAATGTTGTTTTGAAAAATACTGATATTCAAGATGAATATTTTTTCTCTACAAATATATTAAGTGATTTCACAAAGGACTATACAGTTGAAAGTATTATAGCTGATTTAGGATATCCTGATTGGGTTACCGGTTATCCTGATGGTTATATAAGCTCAACCAATGAAAGACTTTCTACGATGTATAGGGCAAGGTTGGGATTAAACCATCAACCACTGTCGGCATTAAAAATCATGCCAAAACAGATCGCTGATAATTTATATAGAAATTGGGAAATGACACGACCAGTTAATAGACAAGCTATATATGAATTTTTCTATGAACCGTCAACTGATTTGTTGAGTAAATATTATTCTATTTACACCGGTGAATATGCGGGTCAATCATTATCAAAAGTTATCGATAACGTAAAGTTTGATGATGATAATTATATCCATATACAAGGTGATGTATCATCTTCGTGGAGGGTTAAACATAACCTTGACAGTGAGGTTATAGTACATGCTATGGATGAGAATCAGATCGAAATTGTCCCTGAGTCTATAGTATGGGTTTCTTCTAATGTAATTAATATCAATTTCTCTGAAAGTATTCAGGGTATTGCGGTTGTAACAAAAGCTAAAAGTTGTGCTTATTTAAACTCAACTTATAGAATGTTTCATGGATTTGGTCGAAATGAAGTTTTTGTTCAGATAAGAAACAACACGACTAATGAAATAGATACTCCTTCAACCATAAACACTGTTACCAAGAATTTTGTGTATATACCTGAGATGGATGAGGGTGAAAGTTATGCATATCTTAGTAGGAAGGGTTTTGCTCAAACAACGGTTGATTTTGTCGACACAAAACCTTCGAGTACCTTCGTTGGAATTGTTCCTGGTGTTTATTCGGTGACCGTAAATGGATCTAGCGGAACTGGAATGCAGATAGATATTACATATTCCGGTGGAAAGATAGTATCAACGGTTATTGTAAATGAAGGAATTGGTTGGGTTGAGGGCGAAGAGGTTGTGGTTAATTATGACGACCTTGTTGGTTCTGGTGCAACATCAGGGAGCGTGACATATAAGGTTACTCTCGTGAACACTCATGAAGGTTTACCTGTTGATGCATCTATATGGACGTTCCCTTATGGATGCAGGGAGGGCGGTTCTTGTTCCATTGGTGATCATGGAACTAGAGGCGAATGTGAGAGTTCAGGTGGTGTGTGGACATCAAACGGCGAATGGTATTGGGATATATACCATGGATACAGTGAAAACCTTTTCATGGTCGATTGTTATGACTCTTCTAATGAAAAGATAGTACCATTAAATGTAGATATGAGTCCGTTGGATGAGAACACTAATCCTTATATAATTGTAACATTTAGTGAGGATATATCGGGTTTTGCTGCCATATGGCATGTTGGTAATCTTAATTCGTTTGCAGGTTTGATACCAAGATCCCCTGACGGGTCACTTTTACCTTTGGAGTGGAGAATTACTATCAGCGATGGTAGTAAAATTATATCATCATTTAAAGAAAATTCTGAATACGAAAGCAGATATAGATATAGTAAGATTCCTGTTGAATTTTGGGATGGTGATTTGAATAATAAAAACTTTGTGTATGGTGACACTGATTTTCAGGAAGAGGATGAATTTTGGTATTATTACACATTTACAGTAACAGATGAAGCTCTATCTCTTTTAAATGTCAGTGAATATGATATCCTTGACATAGAACTTATAAATACTGATATACCTCGTATTGATAAACAACAAGTTGCTGTCAGTAGGGTTAGCGGTATATATAAACCTTCTGGGGTTAACTTTGTATGTAGATTTAAAGTATGGAGAAACCCTTATGGGTTTGATTCAGCATTACAAGACCATTTGGATATCAATCTTCTTGATAACAATGAAGGATTCTTGTATATATAACGGAGGAAAGAATGCCCAAATTTTATACATTTAATGCGCCAGAAATAGGTTCTATTACAGGTGCAGAAATATTCACGATATATCAGGAGTATGATACTAAATCCGTCACATTGCAGCAGGTGTGGAATGAAATGCCATCACAGCCAATGTCTCTGTATAACTTAGATGATACTGAGTATTCACTCAAAACATGGAAAGATGTTACAGATCAGAGTACATATTGGCCTGTTATAACTGATGGTGTATGGAACGGGACTTATTATGAGCCTAGAGATCTTGGTGACGGTGGATGGTCGGACCTGTATATAAGAACGGGTGATTCTACTTGGGTTAAAGGTTTCAGACCAACACATGTAAGAATTACCCTTGGTGTGGATCCCGGCGATATTTATTTTCGTGTATATAATCCAAACCTTGATTATATTGTTGATGTTGATCCTTCTTTTGATAATATATTAGAGTCAGGTAAATCTTATAAAATAGGTTATCTGAATGGAATGGATATAGAAAGAATACGTATAGTGTCAGATACTGATAAATATTTTACCGTCGAGAAGATTGAATTTTTATATGGTAATACCGGAGAAGAAATAGAACATTTAAGTTGTCTTGTATATGATTATGATTCACAGAAATGGATTAATAATAACAATGTTTTTGAATTTCATCACGTAGAGGCAACACAGTTAACAGGAAGTCCAAAAATAACATGGAGAGATATATGGGAAGAAGGTGATGATGGTCCTGATGTTAATTTTCTCGAAATGTATCGTCCAAGGAATGAATTAAGCTATGATAGCGAGGATACGTGTATAGAAATTGGACCTCAGGGACCATACATATTTCGTAATTTCGAATACGAAACTGGTTTTACCATAGAGCAGCATAGATCATATGAGAATCTTCTTGTATTACGCCATGTATATCCTAATACATACAGTCAAGGTGATTTTATTGTATGTAACAAGGCGATAAACGAATTTGCCAATGTGAGAGTTTTTAATATTGACCGAGATGGTATAGTCTATGCTAATGGTTATAATTATAGTGGCGGGGTCACGACAAATTTAGGAACCATAAGTGGCTCATGGAATATTGACATGTCAGGTTTTAATGAGAGATGGTTTAAGGCAATAACAGGATCATCAATGACATTTACTATTACCAATCCTCCGGATGATGCGATGTCTTTGATATTTGATTTAAAAACCACTGCGGATATAACAGTGACTTTTATAGATTCTCAACCGTCAGAGTTCATGTTGAGTTCGGATCTAATATATCGTTTTACTGTAACAATGTACGATGATGGGTCATGGCCTTCTTATTGGGTTCGGTGTGATGAACTTGGCAGTGATAATAATGGAGGTGTTACTAGAGATGTTTCTAATATTATTGCTACCGGTGATGAACAGGGTGTATTTGTACAACCAGCCATGAGTTCGAGTATATCGGATGTTGACGTGTGGGTCAATGGAATCAAATTGGTTCGATCATTGGAACATACCTCGGATGGAACTTTTATCAATATACTTAACCCTGCGATTTTGGCTGGAGATGATGTTGAAATTATAGTTTGGAATGGAACTCCAATAAGTGGAAGGTGGGAACCATACTTTGATAACACGTTCTGGGTACCTTCATGGGATTCTTCAGCGTCATGGTCAGTTGCACAGTCAGCTTGGGAGTTTGGTCTCGTAACGTATGTCAATGGATACGGAATAATCCTCAACGCAATCGGTTCATGGTCAACTGAGTTGAGACCTACTGCCATGAGATTTAGTGTAAGTCAGGATATTGATAATTTTATTTTAAAGGATAAGTGGGGTGTTGATATCGTAAACGTTATCGGTCCCTTTAGTGCAAATACGTTACATGAAATACCTATAACAGGTCAAACAGCAGCCATTGATCAGATAGTGTTTGAACAAGCTGCCGCTATATGGCCAAGTTATTTTACATCGTTTGAGTTATATGTATCCTATTGATGTTCATATACTAACGCTTCCCGGTGAAGACAAAAGATTGTTTGATATTTGTCTGGACTCATTAAAAAACGAGCCAGTAAATATTCACATATGTGAAGGTATTGTTGGTTGTACTGGAACAGCAAGAGCAAATGCGTTTTTAAAGGGAACAGCAAAATATGTGTCGTTTGTTGATCCCGATGACTACATTGAACCGGGTATATTTGATAAATGTCTTGAAGTATTAGAATCAAAAAACTGTAATGTATACACAACTGAAAATTATGTTGATGATGGCGGTAACTTTTTAATGGTTGGACCACAATCAACACATCCTTGGTCTTATACATCGATGAGACGAATGTATGTGTTGGTTCACCATCTTGTAGTGTATCAAAGGGTGGTAGTTGAAAAACATCTTCATTGGATTAGAGGTGTATCTTCATTATCGGAATATATGTTAAACCTTCTATGTTCTTTGGATGTACCATTTGAGCATATTAACGAAGTTGGTTATTATTGGAGACAATTAAATAAGGATCGCTCATTAAGAAACCTGAGTAATTCACATGAAAATATTTCTCGTATCTGTAAATACATAAAGGAACAGAGATAGAGTGTTATATAAACCAAAAACAATGGAGTAACAAATGGCCGAGAGAAAACCAGCAAAAAAATATAGATAAATTGAGATTAGAAGCGGGTGAAGAACAAATTTTGACATCAGATTTTACCCAATTTGAACCTTTAACATCATACAAGCTTGGGTCATCAACTTTTGCTGTTGATATGACGAGTAGTGACTGGCCTTTACTTGGCAAAGGTATTGTTAACACAAGTAAGGCATCTGATATTTATGGAACTCAGCAATATCAACCAAAAGCTACAAATTATATATACACGAGACGATGGGATGAAACACCGCCTTCCCCGAGTGATGATTTTAATAGTGTTTCTCTTGATACTGATGTGTGGAATCTTGTGAGTGGTAATATAAGTCTTGTTACCTACCCCGGTAATTTGGCGTTTGAATGGAATGCTAATGTGTCTTCGAAATGGAGTATATCCAGTGCATTGTCATGGGGGGGTTGATATAGGAGTAGATTTCCCATCACCTTTAACAGGAGGTAATTCGATTGCCCTTATATTTCAATTTTCGGGGGGTTCTATTGCGGGATTTCAGTTCGGAGCGTCTGGTGGTCTTGGAACCATATATGGTGGTGTCTCATGGGCATATCACGGCATCGATTTTGGTCCACAGACACTATCCATAAGAAGGGCTGAAAACACTATATCATTGTATAAAAATGATGTTCTTTTAAGACAGGGTGTTAGTGGGTTTCATGGTCAAGATGTGGTAAAATTTTATATATCTGTTAGTGGGTTTGCTCCAACCAAAATTGACCATGTAACAGTTGTTGATGGTTTGGTTACCGGGCTTATCGGGACGGCTCATTGGTCGCCGTGGTTTGAACAGCTTGATGCACAATCCCAATCGGATGCAAACCAAAGTCAGATAGATGTTGCTCTACTTACACACGAAACAAATAAACATGCTACCGGTGTGACCGGATCATTTACCACTACTGACGGAAAAACTGTAACAATTACCGACGGAATGGTAACCAGTATAGTTTAAATGATAAATAGATATAGACTAAAAACAATGGAGTAACAAATGGCTAGAAAACATTATTGGCAGTTTCTTGTTACAGATGAGGGTGTTCCAGTTGAAAATGCACAGATATCGGTATATCTTGCAGGAACCAATGACCCCGTGTGGATTTACACAGATGAATTTAGTATTAGGGGTACTGCTATAGTACCACAAACAATATCAAGTCTTAAGGGTTATTTTGAGTTTTGGATTGCTGACGAGTCTGATACCTCACATGGGTATGATATATCAACAAAGTTTAAGATTGCTTGGTCTGCCACAGGAGTATCAAGTGGTTACATTGACCATGTTGACATATTTTCAACTTTTATCCAAAAAGTTGATGTTACTGATGATAGTGATTTAATTAACAAGATGATTTCTAATTCCTTAGCTAAAGGATGGGAGAGTCATAAAAACTCTGTTATAGTTGACGGTGAAATTCATGGTATTTCTAGTGTTAACACTGATAGCTCAGATGACGTTATAAATAAATTGATATCAAACTATCAAGGTCATACATGGGAATTACATTCAAGAACTATGTATAATGGTGATGTATCGACTGCTATTTCACCTAATTTACCAACATCCGTACATGGCATAGAACAAGTAGATTTATCTGACACGGTATCAATAACAAAAAATAAATTAGTTTCCAATCAAATGGCTCGGTTATGGAATGACCACGCGAATGATGTAACTGTTAATCCACACCCACAATATGTTGCTATAGATGGATCTACCTCATTTACAGAACCAGTTGGATATGCTGACAGTAGTATCATCTATTCTGCATCACCTGATGATTTTGTCACACTATCATATGTAGATAATAAAAGATATGTAGAATATATACCATCATTGTCGTTTATGTATGATGCTATAACTAAATCATATTACTATGATATAGTTCATGGTACAAACACTCAATGTCCCATCATCCAATGTTGGGATAATAGCACATCATATAGTATTGTCCCTGTTGGATACAAATGTATTAACGATGATACTGTTAGAGTTTTTATGTATACAAATACTATATCTTTGTTGGTGAGGGTTATAACGTAATGAGACTCTATAAGTACCTTTCAATATCATCCGATGACGAAACGAGCGCCTTTCGATCACTAAATATTGATTTGGTTGATGAAGATACAGGTAATGTTGACCTTGTTAGGGTTGTTGCTAGTAGATACGGTCTTGATGTTGTCACTCTCAGTTTACTAGAAAGAGCTAATAAAGAGTTGAAGAAGATGTATAGAGGTAAGTTTAAATTTGATTTTTGTCTTGAGGATCAAGGATTTAATCCAGAAAACATAAACATAGATAAAAGAAAGGCGAGGCAGATAAAAGAAAAGTGGTTTAAGTTTAATAATGAATTGTCTGAGATACAGATGAATTTGGAAAAAAGTTTACAAAAGTGATATATAATGATACTATATGTGGTATTAAATATCATATATGGAGGAATATATGCCAGAAGGAACAGTTTCAGATGAAACATCTCATTATGTGAGGAATAAAGATCTCATACCTGAGATTAAGGAATTTAATAAATCAGGCAGAATATCAGAAGAATTAGGAAGAATGTTACTTTTGATAGCTAAAAATCTTTCCAATAAAGGTAATTTTATAAACTATACTTGGAAGGATGATATGATACAAGAAGCGGTATTAACCTGTTGTAAATATTTAAAGAACTTTGATTTAGAAGTATCAAACAATCCGTTTGCTTATATTACAACAATTTGTAGTCACGCATTTGTGAACTACATTAATAAACAAAAAAGACACAGTGATATAAAGGATACATTGTTTCATAATCGTATGGACATGGATGATGAATCATCCTCTTATAGATATAAGGCAATTGATTACACTGTAATGTCGGATGATATAAAGAAGAAAAAGAATTCCAAGTGATGATCTCGGAGGAAAAAATTAATGGCCGTTAACAGAATTTATGGCGCTATTTCAATAACAAACAACCCTACAGGACTGACAACCAATCCAGAAAACGGTTCATTGAAGGGTATTAGTAAGGATATAATTTCCGATGGTGATATGGCTGTGGTTAGGGATATCACCGGAGAATCCATTCATTTCTATACGTATGATGAATCTTCTAGCGCCATGGATGATAACGTTAAAGTCGTAAAACCGGAAGGCGGATCTGTTGGAAGGTGGTTAGTAACCTCGCCTAAGTATTTTGCTGAAAACATAATTGTTGACAGCGACAAGATGGTTCTTGTTAATAAAATAGCTCCTAATGGATCAAATCTTGTATTAAGTTATAACGGTACGTCTATTGATCTATCTATAGGATCATCTAACATAACCATAACAAAACCGCTAATAACAGATAAACAAATAACATCCACGGTCGTTGATGGTACTCCTGCATTTATTATATCAAGTTCTACTATGATCCCCAATTTAAGGGCTGAATATATAGGAAATACTTTACATAGTAATGTGTGGACTAAAGATGCATCTATTGCAGTTACAGGTGTTCCGGTTCTTGATGGTACATTAGATTCAATAACATCCATAACAAACGCAAGACATTTAACAACAAAAGATTATGTTGATAATAAAATTTCCATTGTTAACTCTTCTTTTACAAAAGTACATAACAATCTTACAGGTCTAACTACAGGTGACCCTCATACCCAATATATGTTGGTAGATGGGTCAAGACCATTCAATAATAATATTAATTTCCCTAGAGTAAGCACGGATCTGGTAAACCCCATTAATACATATGATCTTGTTCATAAGAAATATGTTGATGATAGGATTACTCTCATATCACAGGGAGATCTTTTTGTTACTGTTGACGGAAGTAGCATAGTAACCGCACCGATTTTATACGATGGTGCTGTTGATTTTTCTGCTTTGGATGCCCAAGATCAAGCCTTTGCTTCTGTTGATTATGTAAAGCAATCGTTTATCAATCATAATACCGGAATCACTCATACAGAGTACCTTATAAACAGTAGTAATGATACTATTGATGGTCATTTGTCCACGACACAGGCAGTAACTACAGCATCTAATCAATATATTACTAGAGGTGAGATTGATGCTTTCTTACGTGGAGTTTATAAAAACACTTACATGTCAGATTATTATATTGATATTGGTTCTGTTGTACATAATTCAAATATTGTAAGAAAAGATAGACCACGATCTGATAGTAATTATACATTCTCAAAGTTAGAATCATCAGGTTTAAATCTTGTGAGCTATGAATATCTTAGATCAAAAATATATAACATATTACAAGGAAGTCCTGATGTAATCATAGGTGATGTTTTACGTTCTACCCTTATTAGCGGTAGTGATGGATACCTTAATGGTTCTGATGTAACTGTTCGTGGTGGCAGTGGAACTGGTATGGTTATTAATATAACCACTGACGGATCTGGAACTATAACAAGCTATAATATTGTTGATAGTGGAATGAATTATGTTGAACTTGATACTGTATATGTAAATGGTACAAGTGGTGGATATGTTGTGGGGGATATCGTATCGGTTGATTCTTCGTTAAATGGCATTGGTGGTGAATTACGGGTAACAGAGGTTGATTCTTATGGAAAAGTTATACAAGTTTCTGTATCCTTGTCAGGAAGTGGATATCAAGATGAAACGTGTACAACAACAGCTATACAGGGTCAAGGAACGGGTCTGACTGTTGATATAGTTGAAATTACGGTAGATGGACTTCTGTCGACACCAGAGGTAAGTATAAATCAATCAGGTGATGGTGACGGGAGATATAAAGTTGGTGACACAGTACGTTTGGTTGGTGGTAACAATGATACCGTTATAACTATTGATACTGTATTAGAATCAGGAGAAGTTACCGATTTTACAGTTACGAATGGTGGCACAGGTGGTATCTCCACAGGAACATACACAACTACATCGTTGTCAGGCGATGGTTTGGGTTTGACCTTTGATGTTGTTGATGGCGGGGACGGCATAGTTCAACAAGGTGAAATTAATATAAATGTACCCGGAACTGTACACGCATCGATACGACTGGACGAAACGGTTCGTGGTGCTTATCATTCATATCTCATTGGTAGTGGTGTGGGTGATGATCATACTCAATATATGCATATTGATTGTAGAAGAGGTTTTGATAATTCATTAAATTATCCACGAGTCAATAATAGTAGTATAGAACCAACACAGCCGGGAGATCTCATAACTAAAAGTTATTTTGATAGTCGGGCGGGTTTATCTCAGAAATACCCTCATTACTATTTTACACAGAATGTTGATACCTCTAATGACGAATCTAAAGAAAAGGTTAGAAAGGATTATGTTGATAGATATGTAGGATTATCCCTTGTATCTCCCACAGACAAACATTTTGACTATCTGTCAGAATCTTTTGTTGGTAATGGATGGGTTGGGGCATTGGATTCAACTTATAATGATGGTTCTGATAATGGTATCATTATAACAAATAACTTCAAAAATTATGGAACAATTGTTAATTTTAATTTGATCAATGGTGGTAGTAATTTATTATCTATTAGTGCTGAACTAGATAGAATACCTTTAAATTATCCAAGAAGTATTGGTGATTCTTCAACTTCGAGTGCCGAGGGTAGTGGCTTGTCCGTTGATACTACAATATCCGATGGATATGTTACCTATGTATCACTTACGTATGGGGGTACGTCATACACTACTAACGGTTCTGGAGTATCAACGACAAGTTCTGGGTCTGGAATGGGTCTTTTGGTTTCGATTGAAAGTGATGGGAATTCTGTCACGAAAGTTACCGTGGATTCGGGAGGTTCAGGATATGTCACGGACGATGTTGTTTCTATATCAGGATCAGGTAATGGTGATGCAACTTTAGTGGTACAGTCAGTTTCGGATGGGGTTGTGACTGGTGTATCTATTAATGATGGTGGTGTTGATTATTCAGTTAATGATGTATTATCCATAGGAAATGTTGTAGGTTATAAAAATGGGGACACTGTAACTGTTGATGGAGGTACTACATTAGCATCTATTACTATAACAGGGGTTACCCCTTATGGTGATGTATTAACATTTACGGTTACGGATGGTGGTACAGGATATTCTATGGGAACAGATATATCAACAACAACTACTTCGGGTTTAGGTATTGGATTAACTTTTGATATAAATCCAATTGATGGTATTTTAAGTACCGGTAGAGTTACTTTATCTAATAAAGGTACGTTAACAAAGTGCTTGGCTAGAGTTACATCGGCTGATGTTAACGGTACTGTTTCATCTTTGTCAATTATTCATGGTGGATCTGGTTATGCTTCACTGACAGAAGAAACAACAACTGGTATTGGCTATCCAACAATGGATATTTCAGGTATAAATGTTAATCGAACAGAAACAAGTGTTGTTTTAGATGAATCAGGTGGAGGAGGAACAACTCTTGGTATAGTTCCGAGAATTATTGGTTCGATACAATTTGTATCTATAATTAATAGTGGTTATGGTTATCAGGTTGGTGATACAATTGATTGGTCAGGTGATGGTTCTTATGGTACATGGAAAGTTTCTGGTGTTGGACCAGAAGGTCAGATATCGAAAGTATCAAGGCTATATTCTTCCGTATCTCAATGGTCAACCATTTCCATGAGAAGCATATCAACGACAAATGGTTATGGTGCCGTGGTAAAACCATACCTTGTTGGGTCAATTTCTGATTTTATATTAGAAGGAGGTTCCGGTTATGTGGCTAACAATTTTACTTATGATCCAACTAACTCAACAAATGATGGGTTCTTTTGGTCTGGTTATGGAACCGCCGCAGGTGATACTAATTCAACTTCTACTAACTTTACGTTCCTTAACCAGCGAGATGAAAGGTTGGAGATTGGTCATTATGGCTCAGGTACTCTTGAGTCGAATGTCGGAGGAAGTGGTAGTTTCACTGTACCAGCAAGTTCGTCTATAACCGGAGTTCAATTTGATACATATGGTCATATAACAAACATATTAACCGGAATAACAACTATATCAGAATCTTGGTCTAAACAAACCAGTGATTTCGTATCCTCATTCGGATATGCGTATTTTGTTGATACCAGTTCTGGTGCTATTACTGTTCAGTTGCCAGATACCGTTTCAGGTACAATCTTACCATCTATAGGGGATATTTTAATAATTGATGATTATAAAGGCTCATCATCTGTTAATAATATAAAGATTCGAGCGCATGATAATGATGGAGGATCTAATAATATAATTATTGAGGGGGTGTCGTCTCAAGATTTAATTTTAGATGTTGATGGTGCTAAATTAACAATGATTTATGTTGATGCTGTTTATGGATGGAGATATAAAATATCATAAAAAATAAATGATTTAGTTATATTCACATATAAATACATTTATGGTATTATTTTGTAAATAAAGAATCGGGAGATATTTAAGTTTTGAAGTCATTAACAGTTGAATATGTTATAACAGAACAATGCAATCTTAATTGTGAATATTGCTATATGAAAAATAGTAATACATATATGGATCTCGAAGGAACCCTTCATTTTATCGAAAATGTCCATAAATTAATGGAAGTATATGGTAGTGATAAATACAATATATCATATTTTGGCGGAGAGCCTTTAATGAATTGGGGGTTGATTGAAAAGTCAGCCCCTTTATTCAAACAAGACCCTAGATGTGAACATCAGATAATAATAAGCAACGGTCTTCTTCTTGATGAAAATAAAATAAATTTCATAAAAGAAAATGAGATTGGATTTTCTTTCTCCTTTGATGGATTGTGGCAGAATAAAAATCGTCCACATGTATCACACGAGGATGTGTTTTCATTATATATGAAAAAAATTCCCCTTGTAAAAAAACTTGTCGGTAATGGTGGGGGTAAAGTTATGGTATCCCCTAGTAATATTGATACAATGACAGAAAATTTTGAATTTTTTGTAAACGAAATTGGAGCTTATTTTCCAGATTTCAGTCTAGTTCGAGATGATATTTGGAGTGAGGATGATGTAAAAAGGTTCAAGGTTGAGAGCCGGAGACTTGCTGATAGAATTGTAAAATATTACGAAGACGGTAAGGCGGTTTTTGTTGGGTTTTTTGGATTACATCTCATCGATTCTATATTAGGTTATAATAAAGGTAAAAGACCTTTTGGGTGTTTTGCGGGATGTTCTGGTGTTGGTTATATGCCAGACAAACAATTTTATTTATGTGCCAGATACGGATCAGGTGATTCTGATAAAAGTGGTCTTATAATGGATGTTAATGGTAATTTAAATCATGATTTGATTAATAAATATTTAGATCCAAATATTCATAACCCTAAATGTTACGAGGAATGCAAGGCATGTGATCTGTATAAATTTTGTAATGCTGGTTGTACTTATTCACAGACACGTGAAGATGAACAAGGTAATATAACAGCAAAACCAGTAAAAAATGTATGTGAATTATATCATATTATACAAGATGATGTATTTTATTTACACGATAAATTAAAAGATAATAAGTTATATATTGATTGTATGGTGAATCGTTATGGTAAATACTTTTAAGGAGAAAATGCAATGAGTGTAAAAAATATGTCAGAAGTTGTTAGAAAAATGATGGATATTGTTAATTTAATGGAAGAATGCCCTAGTACTCCCGAAAAGGATGCTATTGTAAACTCCATGCTTAAATTATCATCCATGGTATTGAATAATTTGATGAATGGAAAATCGCCGATGAAGAATGATGGGAAGTGTGATAATCCTGATTGTAAGTGTGGTGGCAAAAACAATCAAGACGGTAATGGGTGTAATGGTCATACAAGTCAAGGTGGTAATCTTAGGTCTAATAATATATTACCTTCTGTTGATTTAAATTCTACGATAGAGAAAATAAGAGAAGAAATTAAAAATAGTAAAAATGAAAAAGACTAATATTATATATTTGACGACAAGATGTAACCTTGGATGTGAGTATTGTTACGAGTCAAGAAAAAATCAGATACAGAGTGATGTCACGAAGGATCAAATTGATGAGTTTATATCTGAGATAGAAGTTCGTGAATCAGAATACAATCAACACACGGTTGTTATTATGGGTGGTGAGCCAACTATAGTTCCCGATATGGTTGAGTATATAGCAGAAAAAATGATTTCTTCTAAAAAAACATTTAATGTTCATATGAACACTAACGGTATATTATTGGATAATGATGACTACAGGAATAAATTTTATGACTTGATTGAAAGATCTTCTGATAATGGTGTTAGTTGGCTAGTTTTGGTTAGTTATGATTGGAAAAATAACAACAAGAGGAAATTTAAAAGCGGTGAAACGTCTACTCATATAGTGGAGAGTACTTTACGTAAACTTAGTAATGAGGATAGACAGTTCGGTATATCATGCACTGTTTCATATGATAACTGTGAAGAACTTATGGACTATAGCATTAATATATTAGAAAGATATAAAATTGTTAGATTGGTTTTTTCTTGGAATTACCAGAATATATCGAATCATATAGGACCTGGTTATATAAAACAGTTACAAGAGTATTATGATCCGTATATGGCTGAATTACAAAGAATGTACGATGTTAATATCTGTGGTTTTAATGGAAAAACGTGTTTTGAATGTGGAAATTGTGCAGGAATAGATTATGATGGTAATTTATATTTAAGCCCAACAAAGGGTATATTGATAGAACCATCTACAACTTTCAAAGAGTTTGATAGATTTTAGGAACAATAAGGATTATGGATGAGAATATTTCATATAGATATAAATTCGACAAGACAATGTAATTTAAGATGTAAGTATTGCTATGAGGCTAATAATAGTCTTATGGAGAATGAGTCATATAAAGATCCTGAAAACTTCATCAAGTTCTGTAAAGATTTCATGGAGTCCGATTTCTTTAAGAGTAATTATGATGCAATTAAAGTAAATTTTTGGGGCGGAGAGCCTTCACTTAACAAAGAATTATTTAACCATTTAATGGATGAGTTCTTAGAAGATAATAGAGTTATCTTTTTTATGTTTTCTAATGGATTTTATATAGATGATTATTACATAAATTTATTTAAAATGTTACAGAAGATAAAAATTAATAGCGAACCTAAATTTGTCATGCAGGTCAGTTATGATGGTGAAATTATTCATGACATAGATAGGGTTGATGTTAAGGGTAAAGGTTCTTCTGAGAAGGTTAGACAAACTCTACAGAAGCTTATTGATAACAATATATATTATGTTATGAAAAGTACTATATCCCCTAAAAACTTTAAACACTTGTATGAAGCATATCTTGATGTAAGTAAATTTTTACCCCAAGGACGTAGCTACTTTCCGACGATAGATTTGCATCTTTCTTATGAGGAAGGTGATGATAGTTATAAACAACATGGTCAAGATTTATATGAGCAATTGATAAAAATATCATCATACCAAAAACAAAACGGATTGGATAATTTTGTGTTTTTCTTTCCCAATAAAGCATTGTGTGCTGCCGGTGTTAGTATGATAGCAGTGGATATTAATGGTAATATATTACCATGTCATGGGGCTTTATATACCAATTATGATGAACATCTTATTGGTAATGTTTCGGACGAGGATGCTATTGATAAAGTTATAAATAGTTCAAATTGGTTTAAAGACTTCTATACAAACGTTCCAGAAGAATGTAAAGGATGTACAAATAAGTTTTGTTTGAAGTGTAATGTTGTGAAGTATGAGCATAGTGAGAAAGATAAATATGAGGAAAAATGGACTGATCATACCTGTCAACCTTATCAATGTTATTTTTTTGATATAATAGATTTGGTTAGTAGGGCACATAGAATGGTTAGTTAAGGAATTTAATTATGGCATGTAATGGGCATGTAAGTAGTACGGGTTGTCATGGTCATACCCTAACGGGGTGTGTAGGTCACATTAACTCATGTGGTGGTCATTCTGGATATTATCCATCAAGGGCTGTTGCATTTACTAATAATGTAGCGGATTCTGGTGATATCATAGACTATGAGAATGAACTTAATGAATTAAGAGATGAACTGAATTATGAGGCGTCTAGGAGAGGATTAACTAATCTATTAATTCCCGTATTTGATCAACCAGTGGATGCACTTGAAATAAGAACCATGAGAGATACTTATGTGAGTATAACAGGGAACTGTGCAGATACCCCTATAAGTGATGCAGACATTGTAACAGGTGAACTAATACGTCCAATTACAGTAGAATCCATGTTAGAAGGATTTATCGATTGGGCATCTAATTGTACGTGTAACTGTAACTACTCTTGTACGTGTAACTGTAACTACTCTTGTACGTGTAACTGTAACTACTCTTGTACGTGTAACTGTAACTATTGTGCATGTGATTGTGATTATTGTACATGTCAGTGTGCTTATGCTTGTACTTGTGATTGTAATTATGCTTGTACATGTGAGTGTAACTATTGTGCATGTGATTGTAATTATGTTTGTACTTGTGATTGTAATTATGCTTGTACATGTCAGTGTGATAATGAGTGTAATTGTGATTGTAATTATGCTTGTACATGTCAGTGTGATTATGCTTGTACCTGCGATTGTAATCATGACTGTATTTGCGATTGTAATCATGCTTCATGTAGTTGTGATTATGCTTGTACCTGCGATTGTAATCATGACTGTATTTGCGATTGTAATCATGACTGTATTTGCGATTGTAATCATGACTGTATTTGCGATTGTAATCATGCCTGTATTTGCGATTGTAATCATGCCTGTATTTGCGATTGTAATCATGCCTGTATTTGCGATTGTAATCATGCCTGTATTTGCGATTGTGCTTATGCTTGTACTTGTGATTGTAATCATGCCTGTATTTGTGATTGTTATTATGTAACATCGTATGTTCCTAGTGGATGTTATAGTCACAAAAATTAATAGGAGGTTAAAAAATGTTGGCTGTTAAGATATTTCCTTTAGATGAAAAGAAAGCTAGAATAACAGGTTCTGGTGATATACCAGAAGGGAGCAGTGATCCTACAGTGTATATAGGTGTTTCAGATGAAGTGTATAAATTTGTATGTGATAACATCGAAGAACATATATTAATCTGTCCTAGAAACGTGGAAGAATTGAAAGTGGATATGATAGAGGTTAAGGCTGCCAATATTCTAATAGAGTTAAAACATACAGCTGTAAAGGCATACAAAAATTTCCATTTGGGTAGAGTTATGGATCCAGAATTTCTCATTACATTTATAGATTATACCATGTTGAATAATAAATTTTGTTCACATGGGTTTTTTATAACACAGGATAATAAAGAAGAGATGTATCTTGACATACTGAATACCGGTGATATGTCACTTATAGAATCATTGGAGCGATACCTTAATGTTTCTGATAAAATATGTGAGTATTGGTGCCATACGGATAATTTAATTAAATTCAAAGAAGAAATTTATAATGCCGAAAGTAGGGAAGAATTGGAAGAGATATATAAAAGGTATTGTTACGGTCAAAGTTTCATTAAGTAATTAAATGTTTAGCGATAAAAACATTATATTATTCGGTTTGGTATTAGATGCCGAATCTAACATTACTCCAATGGGGTCATTATATGACGCATTGGAGTATTTTATGTTTATATATAAGCATAACAAAGATGTACATCTCATCTTTAATATAATTAAGATTAATCGGTATGTTAAGGATGTAAAAATAGAAAGTATAAAGAATGAAATAGTAAAAATAATCAATGGTAAATATGACATAAGCGATTACTCATTTATGGGTAATGTTCATGTTCTGAATTTAAAAGACTTGTTCTTTAAAAATAAACCAAATATAGTCATGACTGTTGATCTTACGATGCCTTTCGGCTTTAAAAATTTTATGTGTAGAGCTAAAGAAGTCATAATAATACCTGAATATACGACCAGTATGTATTACTATAAATCAAAAAAGAATAAGGTTACCTATTTTACTGAAATGTCATTTTGTTATTCAGATGTCCCTTATAAAATGAAGATTGATTTTGAATCGCATAAGAAGATAGATAAGTTTGATAATAAATTATATGTTAATTATCCAAAGTATGATGCTAAAAATAGACCAGAAGTGTTAGATTTTGCCTGTGATATAGGCAAAGAATTGTTGATTAAAGAAGATCGATATTTCTATGATCTTCATGAAAGGTTTGATGAATATGTTTATTTTCAATCGGATAGATGGTTTGATCCTCACCCAAGATTATTTCATGAATGTAAATTATACAATAAACCCTATCACTATAAGAGTATTGGTGTAAAGGATGGATCTTATTATCGATATAAAGATAGTCTGGCCGAGAATCTTAGTGACCGACAACTGACAAAGGATGATATTATTGTTAAAATGATGTCTTAATTAATAATTTGTGAGGTACCTATGAAGGTTTTTTCTGAGAATGAGTGGAGTCCCCTGAAAGAAGTTATTGTTGGTTCTGCTTTTTCTGATTACGTTTTTGATGTCGACCTATCTTTTAAGTTGTTTTTTCGTGATAATTATTCTTGGGGAGCCAGAAAAGGATCCCCAGAAAGAATTGTAATAAAAAAGAAATATGTAGATGAATTACAAGAAGATGTTGAATGTTTTTCCGAAACACTCACAGACTTAGGTATTAATGTACACAGACCAAATGATATAAAAAAGGTCGTTAGGGTTAAAACTCCTCATTGGTCAACAGAAATAATTCCAGCACTGAATGTTCGTGATCAGACCGTTATACTCGGTGATACTATTCTTGAAACATCACCATGTGTGAGGAATAGATATTTTGAAAACGACCTCATGAAAGACATTTTTTATGAGGGTTTTCTTGATGGGGCTAATTGGATGGTGATGCCTAGACCTATCATGACCGATAACAGTTTTGACAGGAACCTTTTAGATCACAAGTCAAAGTTGAACTCAATACCAGACAAACCGTTCGATCATAGCGATTTGTTCCTAAACCCAAACGATATCATACCTGATGCTAATGACCTGAAAATACATGAAATGATGATTGATGGCGCTCAACTGGTACGTTTTGGGAAAGATATCATAATCAATATTTCCAACAAAAATCATTACTTGGGGTACCTGTGGATTAAAAGACAATTCCCTCAGTATAATTACCATCCAGTTTATTCGCTGTGTGATAACCATTTGGATACACTGATAGTTCCTCTATGCGAAGGTGTTTTGTTGTTAAGGTCTAAGAAGTTTGAAGAATTCCTACCCCCATTTCTAAAAGATTGGAAGATCATATATCCACCTGAGATAAGAAGTGATATGTTCCCTAAATATGATTCAACCGACCTTATATTAACATCACCATATATTGACATGAACATATTATCGGTTGATGGTAATAAGATAATTGTAAATGAGTTGTTCCCTGAACTATCTGAACTGTTGTATAGTGAGGGGTTTGATCCCATTCCAGTGCGACACAGACATAGGAAGATATTTGCTGGTGGATTCCACTGTTTCACATTGGATCTGTTGAGAGGTTAGATGGAAGTACAAGGAAAAAGGGTGATGTTTGGGCCACCAAGAGGATATACATCTTCTATATGGGATTATTTTAAGGTTCTTCCCGATTATCATACTCACAAAACCAAAGAGTTTGACAGGGATACGATTCATGCCATGTCTGACGAAGATGCTTACAAAGAGTATTTACAAGGATATGATGGTTCGAAGCCATTTATAGATTGTTGTTTGTTGTATTATAACAACCATGCCAACTTATCGTTTATTAAGGATTTGTTATTTACCGATCTGGACTGCTCTGTGTATAATGTCAGGTCATACAAAGCCGCCGTAAAATCTTATTATCTAATGGTTATGAGAACCATGAATAAATTTTATATGGTCGATGATTTTGAATACTACGACCAAGCAGGTAAAGATAGGTTGTTTGATTTTGCATATAACCGATTCTCTGTTGAATGGCATCTAAACTATATTAAAAATACCTGTAGGTATAAAGGTGATGTATATTTCGTGCAAGGTGTTGATATACATGAAGTGATGAACACCTTTAATATGAGAATACCGAATTATGGATTACAGAAACTTAATTCGACAGCATCACATCTTGTGATTAAACCAAGACTCAAGTATATGCTTGAAAGGTTTAGAGAGTTCGAGCGGTACTGGTCAGACAATATAGAAAAATGTCATGCTGTTAGGGAGAACAACATTAAGATACTGAAAGAATCAAGATTCATAGGGAAATTTGACGAGGATTTATATAGACGTGAATAACAACCAAAAAATAAATCGAAAGTATTTAGAGCCTTTAATGAACTGGTGTCAAGAACATCCTTTAAGTGAGTTTGGTGTCATATATGATAATGAGAGATACTTTGCTGATTATCTTGGCGTTAAGACATTCAAGTTTGTGAATTCTGGCACATCAGCATTAGATTTGATAATGAAGAGAATATCTATCGATAGACCTAAACCTCTGATCTATGGACCCTCATTCTGTCATGTATCATGGATCAATGTTTGTGAATGGAATGACTTTGAATATTATTTTGTTGATGTTAAGGAAGATACCCTATCTATTGATCCCGTAAAATTGAAGGAGATGATCGTAGAAAAAGGAGTTCCTGATATCGTTGTTATGGTTGATATGGGTGGTTACGTTGGCGATGATACGTTGACTGTGAGGGAGATATGCGACTCTCATGGTATAATTTTGGTTGAAGATGCCGCGAATGCCTTCGGTCAACAGTATAAGGGTTATAAGGCTGGAACTATTGGTGATTTCTCATTCTTCTCATTTTCCAATCCCAAACTTCTGACGTGTGGTGAGGGGGGTGCTATTGTATGTAATGGTGACGACTTTAATGATTCTTTTGAGGAAATGATTTATCAGGGTGGATGGTATAAATACGGAAAGTCCAGACGAACAAATGGTCTAAATTATATTATGTCTAACTGGATGACTCAGTTATTAAGATATCAATTAGATGACATAGAGACGATCCAGAAAGAACGTCATGACCAGTTTTTAGTATATTCGGATAAATTTAATTTATTTAGATATGATTCTGATAATAAATATTATTCGCCAAGTTATTACTGCTACAGACAGAAAGGTGTATCAAAAAGGATATTCGAGCGTATGACTAAATTGGAAATGTATAGGTATAAAAACCATGATCCTGAGTGTAAAGTGGGTCAGTTGTTAGAAGATGAACTTGTATACCTTTATATGGAGTATAAATGAAACTATTGTTTATTGACCTTCCGTTTCTTGATATGAAGAATAATGACCTTAATTTAGGGCTAAGGTATTTGTTGGGGTATTTAGACCAGAATGATATTGCCTATGACCTGCTTGACTTTAAAGGTACTGATTATTTAGAGAAGTATCGAAAGATCGTATATTTCACTTCCACGAAAGCATATCAAAGTTACCGTGAAGATATTGAAAGACGAGAAAGTTTCAAACAAACGGTACATGAATTTATACCATATATCCAAACGTTTGATGTTGTAGCATTCAGTATCTTCTTTGAATTGAACAAGGTACATTTTGATGAAATGTATGAGACATTAAAACCACATTTAAAACCTAATCAAAAAGTGGTTATCGGTGGAAATTATCTACGACATTATGACCATCACCTTCAATTCAAAGACTTTGATGGTGATGTCGTTGTTGGACCGGGGGAGCCTTATTTCCAAAAAATGTTTGGTTTACCTGATTTTGATTTGTATTCATACAATCATTCACCTTGCACCAATCCTTACGCTGTTCCGATAATAGGATCCCATGGATGTGTCAATAAATGTGTATTTTGTACACATAGAAGAATAGATATGTGGCACCGTAAGCCAGAGTACATTGTTAAAGAGATTGCTCATTTTTACACGAAATACCATAAAACTCGTTTTACTATAAAAATGGATAATATGTTAAATGATTACGAAAAACATAACGATTTGATGGAGAAGTTGTCCTTGTTAAACAGGACTATTTTAAGATCAAAACTTAAATGGTCAACCAGTTTTTCTTTGTCGAGATATAAAGATTTTGTCGAAAAAGTTGATATCAATAAAATAAGAGAAGCTGGATGCGATACGTTACTTATAGGGGTGGAAAGCTATAATGAAAATGTCAGAAAATCGTTAAATAAGCCTAGATTTGATATGGATGATATAGAAAATTTTTATAAGTTATTTAGAGATAATGGGATCAAAGTTTGTCAGAATCTAATGATCGGATATATATCAGAAACTGATGATGATTTTGATAAAAGTGTTGAGATGACTAAGTATATTATGGATAGATACAGTGATGTTGTCGTTTATACGGACATTTGGACCTACATAATTAACAGCGAGTACAACTATAGAGGGTACGAAAAGGAATTGTATTTTAGAGAAGACGGTCATTGGGTGTATAGGGATAACACTCACGAAAAACGTATGCATCGTAAAGATGTAATGTTATCCTTGATGTCTAATTACGGTGAAAAACATTGTATGATAGTAGGACAAGACAATTCAGGAATTATTATGGTATAAAGAGGAGTAACATGTTATATTACAATCCGTTTGCAATGAAGAAAATTTTACATAAAAATGATTATGAATATGATCTGTTTTATTTGAATAGGGCGGCTGCACCAAAGTTCGATAGGACGGGGTTATTCACCAAATTTGATATAAGTGAGAAATATAATTTTCAATCTATATTCAGAATGCCAGATTTTTCAACCCCCTACAACAAAAACTTCGAGGAAACGGCTATGAATACGGCCAAGAAAATTGTTGAATCGGAAGAACAATTTAACTTATTTTGGTCAGGTGGTTTGGACTCAACAACAGTTTTGATATGTCTTCATCAATGGCGTGATATTATTAAGGATAAAATTAAGATTATTATGACCAATGCTTCTATATACGATAATAATTATGCATACAATGAGATAATTAAACATAATTATGATCATGTTGTGTGTGATGATTTTGGTGGGGCTTTGGATTATTATTCATTAGAGTTTATGAATGTAACAGGGGATGCCAGTGAATCTATATACGGATGGTCTGGAGTTTTACAGAACTTTACGAGAGAGTTAGGGGTTGATGGGTTATATATAAAACTTAAGGATATTCCTAAACTCAGAAATAGAATAAGCATTGATAATTATGCAACATTCGAATATTATTTGAAATTGTATGAACTGATCAAGGTGACCCTACCAGCATGTCCTATAGATATAGTTGATGTTCAGGATTTGAATTGGTGGTTCGTGTTTAATTTCTGTTATCAATATGATGTGTTGAGGTTTATGGTACCACATCTTAAAAATTATAAGAAGTGCTGGGATAACATGAATGCCTTTTTTGCAAACGAGGAATGGCAATTATGGATATATAATACATATGAATCAACCATGAAAGGA